TTTGTGGTAAATATAAGCCATCACATTGGCAGCAAACTCTACATCATACGATGCATTACCAAACTGAAAGTGCTTTTCCCCACGTTCAGCAGCTAACATAGCCTGACATTCAAACGCTTGATAAGTCCCAGACTCCATCAAGTCAAATACTAATTTCATTCTTGACATAAGTTATTGATTTAGATTAAATTAAATTGTTCCGTAAGCTGTACATACACAAAACATCCTGATTAAAAACAACGAACAATGAGCATCCTCAGACTCATTATAGTTCGTTGTCTTTAATTAAACTCTAAGCAATGTGGAGGATTTATAAGGTAAGTTGCAATAGTATCCTTGAGTAGGATAATAGGATCTCACTCCTACTTAATTGTCAGGATTAGTTTTTCACCTGAATCTGGCTTGTTTGTTTACCAGCAATTAAACTATTACAACTAATGAAATCAGGGTGGGATTCGAACCCACACCTTAACGAGAATAGTACAAAACTCGTTATGCTCTACCAGTTGAGCTACCTGATTTACTCAGCTATGATTAGCTGAAGAACGGACTAGAGTCAAAGTCTTCACCTACACGGATACCTCCAGTTGTAGTAGACTTAACAGCATCAGCCTCAAGGAATACGTGAGTAGCTTTGTTAAACACTACACGAGTGTTAGCAAAGATATACATACCTTGGTGAGTGATGAAGTCCCCATCTTTACCACGACGTTTAGCCGCAGTTGGGATGTTGTTTGCCTGCCAATCCGTAGGAGTAACAGTCTCCTCAACTTGCACCTTCAATGGGAATGCTTCACCATTGATGTGAGCTACTGGATTGATGACATTCAGTGGGAGAATCTCTCTTCCCATTTGGTCAACTTGCCAGTCAGCATCATCCATCAGGTTGATGTTGAGATAAACTGAAGCATCCTTAGCTTCAGCAGTTAACCAAGCACGACGTGCACCATTGCCTTGTGAGAAACGGTCGTCTGACTTGTTAAATAGAGCAAGTGGATTTGCTGCATTAGATTGTGTTTTGACAATCTCAGCAAATTCCAATTGAATCTTGTCTCCATTAACCTTACGAGCTTGGAGTAAAAGGGTTTGACCCGCTTGCAATCCCTGCAACGAGCCACTGTTGATTGTGTTGTTCATCATGATTTTGATGATTTAAATAATAAATTAAATGAATAAATTGTTTTACCACTCTGCATTAAAGGGCTTGTGACCTTCAGTGTTACCTGGCTGCATTAGTAAAAGGGGACTAAGCCCCTTTAAACATTCTAACTAGATCAGCATGATCATCGTTAAACTTTGGATCAACTTTGGGGAGGTCAGGCATCCCAAGTTGTTTAGCTGAATAAACATGGTGATCTATATAACCCCATCCACTACTTAGATTATATGTAGTCTTTACATATTCTTCTAAGGCTTTCTCGATATCTCTATCCCAAGCATTATGAAGTTTACGATACTGATGTAGTGTTAGACCATCGAGTCTAGGAGTATAGCCCATGTCAAACCATGAGCTATCTCCTGTACAAACTCGCACTTTCTCAGCAACAAATGTGATGATAGGAAACGGTATTGTTTCTTCTATCTCAACTCTCTTGATGTAGGTAAGTGTCTTCATATTAGTAGCTGATTCTATCTGATTCATCACCATCGAAATAAGTGCACTCATCAGGTGTAACTATCTTGAATAAGACAGAGTTACCTTTAGAAGATACTGCATGGTATGTATTCGGCATGCATGATTTAACAGCAGCTTCAGGATTATACCAATTAGTATCACCCCATCTTTCTGCTAATCCACCATACTCATCATAAGTTACTATCTTACCATCAGCAGTAGCTTCGAATACATATGTCTCACGAGCATCATAACTAGTAGATGCAACGATGTACTCTGGTACATCAGCACGTTCGCGAGAATCATTGCCGTAGTATTCAGCATCTGATTTAGCATCTTCATTAACCATATCAATGAACCACTGTTCATCTTTGTAAGACTCCACAGGTTCTTCAGGCATGATGCCATCACCTTCGTCCTCTACTACTTTATACTTAGAGGGATGCATACCTAATCCAATGGAGTGATCTATCTCTCTCCATTCTCCGTGATGATCTTGGTACATTACGGTCTTGCCTTCAACCCATGCAGTATATACAGGGATAAGTTCTTTAGCTCTTTCTCTTGTCATGATTTTATATGTGTTTGTTATTGATTACAAAATAAAAGTAACGGTTTAAGCCTCACCGTCAAGCTACTATTGTATGAAGTCCAATAGTTAAAGTCCTTATCTATTCCAACCACAACCACCATTATCTTTAGAGATAAAGTTCTTGTGATGTGTAGTCCTTAGATGGTCATGATATCCATATCCTCTAGATGTAGAACATGATGTCATGAAGATTACAACTAAGATAATCCCTATGATAAACAACCCGAAGGCTGTGATATCTTCTGCAAATTTGTGCTTGTTCTCTTTCATAGTGCTATAGTATTAGAACTTAGTAAGAGTTTTAATATGTTCAGCACGTCTACGTTCAGCACGTTCCTCCATCTCCATACTGTATGCTACAATATAGATGATGGTGATGATTACAGTTGCAAAGCCCATCCCGAATTGGTAGTCACCACTAGTAATGTCAGTGAAATAGCAATCGAGATTGAATGCAACTACTGCATGTAATGCAGCAGGAGTAATGAATGTAAGTGTAGCAACTACTGCAATCTGAGTAATTACTTTGATGAAGTTAAGAGTGTAACTCATGATGATTTAAGTGTTTGTTATTGATTTAAGTTATTGATTACAAATATAAATAACAGTATAAAGTCGTAAAATCCCCAGGTATAAAACCGTAGATTCCAAATGCCTAACTCCTGTTATGTGTGGCTCATTATGCTTTCATGAGTTGTTCCACGTTACGTTTGGTTATCTCCTCTGCTAGTCACCCATGTCTACAGAGTATGATACTCTATAGATAGGATCACAATAAAGACACGAAGAACCTGACCAATTAGAATACACTTTTTCAAATGTATAATGTTCAGGGATACTAATACCACTGTTAAGCCAACCCAAGTGAGTAACACCTTGGTCATTTAAGTGTAGCATAGCATCATCATAGGTATCATATTCCAGTATTGTAACTGGAATAATAACTGCATCTAAAGAATCCATTGTATATATAGGTATTGATTACAAAGGAATAAAGTGTGATACCATGTTATACAACTGATTACACAGTCATCATGATACCACACTTATTGTGGGGATAGTAGTTGGGACACAATCATCTGTCCTTCACTATGACCACAAATATTATTTTTATTTAATCACTGCTAGTCACTATTTAATCGTACGTGCTACATGAAGCCTAATTTACAATAAAAAAAAGGGGAACGAATGTTCCCCTTTTGCCTTACTCTACGAGCAACTCTAAGGCAGACTCGTCAAGAATACCTTCTTGCACGAGAAACTCAATCGTGATGTTCCACTCAGGATTGGTTGTGTTTACAAAGTTGAAGAGCCTTGAAGACTTAGTCTTCTTAGGATCTACAGCAAGGGCTTTAACCTTTAAGGTTATTTTGCCCTGTTTGTTTCTGGTACCCTGAACAGCAGCTTGCTGCGGAAGGGTGTCAGTAACGTAAACACCAACCACCTTAGTGTTGGCATCGTTCTTGTACAAAGTTGCATGAACGGGTACAAACCAAGCCTCTTGGGTTGTACTGGAAGCTTTAACTTTCGTTGACATTGCTTATATAAATTTAAGAGTTTACGATTAAATAGGGGACATTTCCAATGCCCAAAACTTAGCGGGGGTCTTTGAATACGTAGGGCCTCACTCCCACAAAATTTTCCCAGATTTTAAAAAATTTTTTGTAACAAATTTTACACAGATTTGTTACAGTATAATGTGGTTTAAGGGTAATAAACTCCTTATCAGATATAGGATACAGCTAGATTCACACTATAATGTGGTTTTAGTGAATGATTTAAGCTGCATGAATTTTTCCAAATTTTAATACGAGTTTACATAACATAGGTAAAAAGAAAAAGCCCCAATTGCTTGAGGCTAGTTCTTAGGGTTAAAACGGATTTATTTTAGCTCTACGTTTAGAACTACAGGGTTCAAATTTACGGGATTTACTACGTTAATAGTAAACTTGTGGATAACTTGACTATTGTTAACTACAAATAGTACGGTAGTCATCCCCTCTTTAGCTGCCGTAATGATTGCTTGATTCTCCATAGTCTCAGCCTCTACGACTGGGTCATTATCGAAGAACCATGCAACTCCACTAGGAGCATTAACTGCTTCTACCTTGAATTTCTCCCCAACACTAACGTCGAGTTTTTCAAAGTTGTAAACAGAAGCATTGTCGAAGTATACGTTAAGATTCATCTCAGTTTAAGATTACTTAGGTTCAACAGCAGATACAATTCCGAGAGCTTGAGCTTCAGCAGCTACTACTGTGTAAACGATAGTCTCAGTAATAGTACGAACTTCCTCAGCATCAAGATCAGCATCAGCTGAAACTTCAATCAAGTTAGCTACGTTAGGTTGACCTGAAACGATGTAGGCAGAAAGACCGTCAGCAGCAGGCTCAACAGTGCAGTCACCAGACACAACAGTCCAGGTTGGAACTCCGTCAACAGTTGCAGGATTACCAGCAGCAGTTGTTGGGTTAATAGATACGAGAACTTTCTCTTCGTTGGTTGATGAAATTGGAAACATGTGATTTAAGATTTTAAAATTTAAATTAAGGTACGAAGATACTAAATCCAATTCCATTTTATACTAACTTTGGGATAAATAAGAAACGAAACAAACTAGTAAAATGTCTAAGATTAAAGCAGGTACGTCGAATTCATTCAGTCCAAACCCTAGAAGAAAGAGACCAGAGGTGCATTCTAAGAAGAAGTTCTCAAAACTAAAAAGTTCAAAACTTTACAAAAAAGTTTCTAGAGGGCAAGGTTAATTTGTTACATTTGCAGATAGCAACCATCCACTTTGGATGATCACCCCTGAGGGCCGAAGGTAAGTAAGGGGTCAGACGTTGGGTTCTATCATACTCATTCTCAACTACATAGAGTATGAAAGTTGTCCCCGATAGTTGCTGAAATGGAATTGACATAAGGTTCTGGGGTGGATCAAGACTATAGGCTGAAAGAAATGTCCCACCGAAGGCTAAAGACGGCAGAACTGAAAATCAATTTTAAACAAAAAAATCTCTAAGGGGATAGGTGTGCCCATTTGGGAAATTATCCTTACCTTTATCTAAATTTTCAGAAATGGCAACTAACATTAAAGCAGGGATGTACCAACCTCCGTTTACCGAAGGGGATGAGTCTCTAACTTATATGCTAGTGTACATAGACGATAAAGTTGTGCAGTTCCTAGATGAGGATGAGAAGTTTGTATGCCAATTTAGCTACGAAGAACTCAGGGGGATTATGGGGATAATGGCTGCAGAACAAGAAAAGACACACCTTAGAATACAAGCTCAAGTTAAGAAGAACTAGTAATAGAATGCAATCCCCGTTTTATAAACAAAGTAAGATAGTTAAGGTTGATATTAGCCTTAAGCAGCTTCTTGATGTAGATACAACTAATGAGCTGTATTACAAAAGGACAGATAACATCTATCCTAACCAAGTCCTTACATCTTATACTAACAAACTACGTAGAGATGCATTTAGATTTAAGTACCTAACTGATCTTATTGTAGCTGGGAGTGGGGTTACTATCACTAATAACTCAGGGATATTAACCATTGCTGCTACAGGAGGAGGTGGGGGTGGGGTATCCTCTATAGATGTAGATGGGGGAACAGGTATATCAGTATCTCCTGCTGGGCCTATAACCACGTCGGGAACATTCACTGTAACCAACACAGCCCCAGACCAAACTGTCGTTTTAAACAACGGAACGGGGATAAATGTAACTGGGACTTACCCTAACTTTACTATTAACGCTACTGGAACTAGTGGTGGAATGCCTTATGGAGTTGCCTCTGGAACCAATAACTATACTGTAACTATCTCAGGAGTAACTAGTTACACAGATGGGGATGCTTACATCATCAAGTTTACTAACGGGAATGATGCAGACTCTGATATCAACATCAATGGGTTGGGGGTTAAAACCCTAGTTAAAGAGTTTAATGTTCAGCTTACTGGGGGAGATATCGTATCGGGGCAAGATTTGATTATCATCTATGATGGGACTAACTTCCAAACTCTTGGGGTAGCCCCTAACCAACTCTTTGCTTATGTAACTAACGATGACTCAGTTACGATAAACAAGGGACAACCTGTGTATGCCTTTGGGGCAGCTGGGAATAGGATGAGTGTTAAGCTAGCCAATAACTCATCAGATGCTACATCAGCACAAACAGTTGGGGTTGTGTTCTCTACATCAATTGCCCCAAACCAAAGAGGATTTATAATTACTCAAGGAGTTATCTCAGGGGTAAACACAGCAGCTTATAACCCTGGGGATCAGTTGTACTTAGGGGCAACAGCTGGGACACTGACAAAGATAAAGCCTTATGCCCCAAACCACTTAGTATATATCGGGATTGTAGAGAGGGCAAACGCAGGGAATGGTCAGATCTATATCAAACCACAGAATGGGTATGAGCTAGACGAAATACACAATGTAGACTTAGTATCTACTGCCCCTGTAAATAACGACGTACTTGTTTTTGATACTAGTACAACTCCTGACTTATGGAAGCCTAAGAGTATCTCAACTATACTTGGCTATACCCCAGCTAACCAAACAGCATTATCACAGATAAGTGTATTTGGGGATGGATCAAATGGAGCTGGTACTATTACAGGAGCAATAAGTTTAACTGAAGATACATACTACACCGACCTTACCATTAGTGGTGCAGGAGCTATAGACCTTGCTGGTTATAGACTATTTGTAAATGGTACTTTAGATTTATCTAATGCAGGGTCTAATGCAATATCTAATAATGGGTATGTGGGGGCTTCTTCAACTGGTGCTACAGGAGCATCTAATGGAAGTCCGGGGACTTTTGGAAGAGGCGGATATGGAGTAACTACTTCAGGATATTATTCAGGAGGTAGTGGAAGTAACCTGCTCTACAGAGGAGGTAATGGAGGAAATGGGGCACAGGCTAATTTAAACAATGCCGCAGCAGGTATTCAAACTGCACAAGCTACATCTCCAGTAACAGGAGGAGCTGGGGGATCAGGAGGAGAAGGGGGAGATAGCGCTATTGGTACAGGAGCTGTGGGAGGAGCTGGACAAGCAATTGCAGCAGGTACTTTTGTTGTTAGGACATTTGTACAAAGTCTTGCATTTTTATCTAGAACTACACAGAATACATTAGGTACACCGACTACAACAAATGCCGTAGGAGGAAGACACGGTGGTGGTGGTGGCGGGGGAGGTTCGTCAGCAGTTGCTAGTGGTGGGGGAGGAGGAGCCGGAGGCGGTGGAGGTGGAAACACTATTGTTTATGCAAGAAACATTATAGTTGGGGCAAGTACAGCTTCAAATGCTATTGCATCAAGAGGTGGAAATGGTGGTTCTGGATTTTCTGTTACATTTAACAATACAGCTGGATCTGGTGGTGCAGGAGCTGGAGGAGGTGGATACGTCTATCTTGTTTATGGAACTATAACAGGGGGATCGTTTACTTTTGTTTCAGCTAACGGAGGAACAGGTGGTAACGGAGGTAATGGTCTTGGAACTGGTACTGGTGGGCAAGGAGGACAAGGTGGAAGTGGTGGAAGAATAACCGCTATATGCTTAGGAAATAATACAATTACTCAAGTAAACGGAACAGGTAACTCAGGGGCTATCCCAGCTATACCGACAACTACAGCTGGTAGTGCGGGTGGGGCTGGTGGAACCTGTACATTCTCATCATAATATGGAAAGGATAATAATGACTTGTAGCGTATGCTCAACAGAGATAGGGTATATAGATGTTGAGGTAGTAACTCCTGACTTATATAGAACTTATATTTGTAAAGTATGCAACAATTTGGTTCCCGATCTAAATAGTCCAATAGAACCTATTCCAGATCCCGAACCTATAATTCCAGAAGAACCAATAAATCCAGAATAATGCAAAATTTAGAAAAATCACTAAGACTCCTTAACCTCCCAACAGAGCTAGGAGCGATTAACGGACAGATCAACAAGAGAACAACTAAGACTCTAATTGAACACTGCTTAATGGATTTTACTAAGATGGTGAAGAATCCCACAACTGGGAAGTCTGAACCTACGACTACATTTAGCTATGTCATCGAGTCATCTGAATCTTTATTCGGGGCTTACCCACTAAACTTAGTTGCTATTCACTTGCATTCTAGTAATATGGAATTGGTTAGCATGGAGAATAATTCATTTACTCTCTATCGGCCATTCCAGGAGATAACTATATCTGATACACAGACAAGTTGGGTAGGATGGAATGAAATATCTATCGTTCCAACAGCTAATGGATATAACTACAACTTCTACTACGAGCAGGGCTTTAACAACTACTTCGGGGTGTACTACCCACACGATGAGAACATCACGTGGAGGTCTATCTTAAGAAAAACATTTATCAAAACCACATCTACACCCAATCCCACCCGATTCAGCAAATCGTACCCTAAGTACACAATAGCTGAACTTAAAAGAAAAACAGGGTTTACTGACTTACAGTTAGCTGCAGCGTTTGGGACTACATGGCATGTAGAGTTTAAGAGTCATGATACTCACTGCTTAAATATAGCCTCAGATATTGTGATTGTAGATGAAGATACGGTGAAGGGAGAAGCGTACATTAACGGGATACTTAGCAAAGATATTCCGTACACAACTCTTATTAGCTCGTACTTTCAAAAACTCCCGGACTTCGTGTGTAGGTGGAAGCTGTACAATGATAAGTTCACAAAGACCGGAACCAACGTATTCGGGACTGCGTGGGATAAAACATTTGCATCAAATCAGGATTCAACCTTAAACTTGCAGAAGGGGGACAAAGTTGTGTATGATGCAATAACTAACACTTTAACTTATCCCCCAAATAGCAGACTAGTGTTTGACTATGAGTTCCTTCCTGCTCAAGGAAAGAACGAGACTAACGGTTCACAGCTATATTTAGATACAATGACCAAAGACTTATTCATATGAAAGATTTAATAAAAGCAATCAAGTATAAACTACAACTCTTTGACGGATTGTGGTCCATCCCACTGGCTTTCGTAGCCTTCACAGCGTTTGGGTACATAAGCTCAGTCTACTTTGGGGATCCACTTATATCTATCGAGTACTTGCAACAAGTTTTAATGGCTGCATTAATCCTTGTATTTGCTAACTTTGTAGTATTCCTTGGAATTAACTTTAACTTTAGACAATTGCAAAAGGACTTCTACTCGAAAGACTTGAAGTACTATGCAAAGACAGAGCTAACCACATGGCAAAAAATAAAATTATATCTGCTTGTTTACTTTGGATTTCTCTTATCCTTCCTACTAATCCTTTGGTTAGTAATGACGGCTACTGCGTAAGATTAACTGCAGAAGCTTTCATTGGAATTAGCGAGAAAGGTGGGAATAACAAGGGGTTTACGGATAAGTATTTTCGTAGACTAATGGAGAAGCAAGGATGGAAACCAGGTTATGCTTGGTGTAGCTTCTTTGTCATGGGGGTACTAGATGAGTGTGACATCCCTAACACTATAACTGGGTGGGCCCCAACTGCGTACAATAGAAAAGATGTGATATTCACGGATGGAAAGTTTAAGCAAAACTATAATCCAGCTGACGTGTTAATCATGACTTTAAGCTATGGGTATGACAGGACTAGATACAAAGGTATCGGGCATACAGGCGTAGTAGAACTAATAGGGAAACACTCAGTTAGAACCATAGAAGGGAATACTAACGAAAGAGGGACTAGAGACTCAAGAACAGGGGATGGGGTATTTAGAAAAGTACGTCCATTGTCACGAAACTTACACATAACCAGATGGAAAAAAGCGTAACAATCAAAGTAATTCAAGCGTTATCAGCTACACTGCTTCTTATAGCAATTGCTATCACAGTTAAAACTTGTAAGAAGGAGGATAGCGATCCACTGCAGGATAGACTAGAGGAGATCAATGATAGCTTAATGCAAGAGGTAATGGAGAACTCAATTAAGATAGATTCTCTATACCTTAAGATAGACTCACTAGATCTACTATCAGATACGATAATTAACAAACAATCAGTTGTCAATGAATACTACAATCAAGAGGTTTACAATATCCTTAGTGCTGATGCTCGTGGTGCTAACCGCAAGCTCGCAGAAGTCCTTAAAGTTTCAGACTCCCTCCTCAAAGCTGGATTCTTTTCCCGCACTATCAACATACCAAACGAGCTTAATTAACCTCAACTTTAACTCGATGATGTACTGGTACGATGCCGCCTCCAGGATGGAGAGGCTGTACAACATCCAAAAGGAAAAGATTGACTACTACTCCAAGATAACAGGGGTACAGGCTACTAGTGTCCAAGACCTACAAATCGTATATGAAAACAAAGTAGCAGTTGAGACTAAACTTAAGACTGAAAACGAGAATAAAGTCAATGATCTTAAGAAGCAAGTTAAGGTTCTTAAGCTAGAAAACACCATCCTGACTATCGGAGTAGGAGGCCTAGCCTTAACTACAGCTTATTTTGCAATTTTTTAATAAAAGTATTGACTATATAAAAAGTCTTATTACATTTGCATAAAACCAAACGTAATATGAACTTTAATCCTACCAGAGATTGGGTAGTTCTCCCAATCCCAAACAAGAAAGTAACAGACAGCGGAATTCTTTTATCAGAGCAAGCTGCTAGTTCACTTAAGTCTAACATCCTTGAAGTACTAAAGGCTGGCCCTGAGTGCAAGCAAGTCAAGCAAGGAGATACCGTGTACGTACACCCTGAAACTACAGGAGTACTCATCGAAGTAGATGGCAACGAGTATGTAATGGTAAATGAATTCATGCTTCTTGGGGTAATTAACAAGTAAAAGAATGGTAGGGACAGTAACAATTTCCCTAGCTGACTTTGAAGCCCTTCGTAAACAAGCAGAATCAGGGAATAAAGTAACGGATGAGATCGTAAAAGCCGCCAAGGAATTGGAGGTTTTTCTCTCTTTTCTAATAACTAGAGAGAATATTGACGATCATGTTGAGGAATTCAACAGTTACTCTAAAAGATGTAAGATTAAGATAGTCGAAGGACGAGCTAAAATCCAAATTACAAATGAAGAATCAACAGAAAGTACGGAGAATCGTAATCAAGACGGATACGACCCAGAAATTTCTCCAGATATTTAACGGGATACTAGAGCTGACAGACACTGAGCTTAAAGTCTTAGCTGAATTCATTGATTCAAGCGAGACTGTCAACCTATGCTCCCCAGCAAATAAGAAGAAGATATCGGAAAAGCTAGGAATTAAGGACCACAATACCCTTAATAACTACGTGAAAAGATTGAAAGATAAGGGAGCAATCACGCAAACTAAGAACGGGTATGAATTAGCTGCTATCTTAAAGAGAGAGCCAGTTGAATTACACATCCTCCCAGTATGAATCCAGTATTTATCCCCCCAACTAAGGTACTCACCTTCTTTTATATAGGGTATTACTCCCTAATGGTGATACAAGATGGATATGGGAACGTAGAAGGAATGCATTTAACAGAATTAGTAGAACCAATTATCGAAGAAGAATGAGTAAAAAGACCCCATCATTTCTTAAAATGGCTTCAAACTTTGCAAAAGCATCTGCAGAGTACATTGCAGCTGGAATGCCCTCAGTAACTCAAGAAGAGTACGAGGAAAGAGTAGTAACATGTCACGAATGTCCACACTTGAAAGAAGAAACTAAGCAGTGTGGCCTATGTGGATGCTACATTGAGCAGAAAGCTAGCTGGCAAACAGCCAAATGTCCTGATGAACCTTCTAGATGGAAGCCTGTCTCAGTAGGAAAGTCGGGAAAACCGATTAATCTTCGGAAATGAACAAAGAAAAAGTAATCATTCAGAAGTTAGCTACCAAGCATAACCTCCCACTACAGAAAGTAGAGGAGATTATCTACTATCAGTTTAAGTACGTAGCTAAAATCATGAAAGAAGGGGGGTTTGCTACAATCAGACTCCCATATTTTGGGGCATTCTCTGCTAAATCAGAAAGAATAGCCCATCTAAACGAGAAAACCAGGCGTAAAAATGAAAGACTTGCTAACAGTAAATAATAACGTAGTTATCCCGTCAGCTTATGCGCTGACTATCCCTGAATTCGAGAAGTTAACTACTAAAGAGTTAGCATTTATCTACTTTTTTGCAGATCATAGGTCCAGCTACGCAGCCTATGATGAAAATGAGAGAAAAGATAAGCTACTTGAAGACTTAAAAGTCAAGTCAACCCCTAACTTACATGCAGGATTGCAGAAGTATAGGGAACTAGCCGATACACATGCTATCAAACTACTTAAGTCTGCTAGGTCTGCAGTTAACAAGCTAGAAAAGTACTTCAAAGACATAGACTTAACAGCTATGGATGAGAACGGGAAGCTTCTCTACCAAGCAAAAGACCTTGTTGCTAACCTATCTAAGATTGGAGAGGTAATCGAAGGATTAGATAGACTAGAAGAACTGGTACAGAAGCAACAGGCTAAGGACAATCCTAACAGAGCAGGGGTTAAGACTAACAAATACAGTGAATAATGTTAAAGGATACCCATCTATTCTCAGAAGTTGCTAAGCACTATATCGAATATGGGCATTATACTGATGCCCTACCTGGAACTAAGCAATACTACGACTATTGGGATAGGGAACAGTTTAGATGCATGCATGGCTATGAGGTAAATGGGGTTAAGATATCAGGATTCCACTATTTCTACCTTAACTACTGTCCTATTGACAGGATTATAGATGAAGAGCAGCCAGATGGGGAGATAATATCTAGGAGAGATAGGACATTTCCAGCCTTTTATGATGGGGATTTTGAATACTTTAATGCTGTAGATAAGGCTAGAAGAGAGAACAAACACATGGTTGTATTAAAGGCTAGACGTAAGGGATTCTCTTATAAAGCTGCAGCTATGCTATGTAGGAACTACTTTCACCTACGGAATAGTAAGAACTTCGTATTTGCATCGGATAAGCAGTACTTAACTGGGGATGGAATGCTGTCTAAGGCTTGGGATATCATATCTTTCATAGACGATAACACAGCTTGGACACAGCCACGTCTGATTGACCGTGAGATGCACAAGCAATCAGGGTATAAGAAGAATGTAAACGGAGCTGACGTAACTCTAGGGTTTAAATCACAGATAATTGGGGTATCTCTAAAGGATGACCCAGACAAGATACGTGGTAAAGCAGGGGAATTAATCTTCTTTGAAGAATCAGGTTCATTCTCAGGCTTACTTAAAGCTTGGGAGGTAGCTATGCCTACAATGAGACAGGGTTCTAAGACACTGGGAACTATGATTGCCTTTGGAACTGGTGGAGAAGAGGGCCCTGGATTCGAGGGATTAGAAGAATTGTTCTATCACCCTGATGCTTACAACTGTTTAGGGTTTGAGAACGACTGGGATGCTGGGGCTATGGGGACAATCTGTGGTTACTTCGTTCCAATCTACAAGAATCTAGATGGATTTATAGACGAGAATGGGAATAGCTTAGTTAACGAAGCAGTTGAGTACGAAGAAGAGCAGAGAGAAAAGAAAAAGAAAGGGAATGACCCTAAGTCCTACGATCAGTATATAGCTGAACATCCTTTTACTCCTCAAGAAGCAACACTTCAAGTAACAGCCAATACATTTGACGTTAACTCCCTGAAAGAACAGTACAACAAAGTCATATCTGGTAATCTGGATAGTATCGGGGTAGTAGGAGAGATGTATTACAACTCTAAAGGGAAAGCTGACTTCACCCCTAACAATAATCTACGTCCTATATCTAAATTCCCTCATAGAAAAGATGATGACTTAACTGGGGCTGTAGTAATCTACGAACCTCCATTTAAAACAGAGGTAGAAGAAGTAACCCCAAAGAATCTCTACGTTATTTGCCATGACCCCTATGCACAGGGAAAGGCAGAAAGCTCGAGCTCTCTTGGAGCAGCTTATGTTATTAAGGTACCCAACAACATGTCTAAGCCAGATGACTTAATCGTAGCATCTTACGTAGGCCGTCCTCAGACTCAGGATGAGTACAATAGAACTCTATTTATGCTAGCAGAATACTACAATGCTAAGATAGGATTTGAAAATGACCGAGGAGAAGTAATAGCTTATGCCAAAAGATTTCGTAAAATGCACTTGCTGCAAGAGGAATTCGAAATGCTGGATAAGAAAGAACTACGAAGTAAGAATGTTAAACGTCAGTTTGGTATGCACATGACCGAGCAGAGAAAGTCTCAGGGAGAACTTTATATCAGAGACTGGTTAATTTCTGGTAGGGGAGCTGACGAAGAAGGCAATATTACCCTTAACTTGCAAAAGATTTACGACCTTGCATTGCTGCAAGAGTTAATCAAGTTTAATAGGAAAGGTAACTTTGACCGTGTTATGGCTTTGATGGTGGGGATGTACCACACTAGAGAACTGTACAACAAGGAGTTAAGCTTTAATGACACTGATAACTCTAGCAATGATTGGTTTGATAAGATGTATAAATAAGAGAAGTAAGAGTGTGATATAATAAACAACATCACAAATCAACTTATTTTAAAGACCCGCTGTAAAACAAACCTACTTTTGTATTAATGTTCGGACAAGCTACAATCCCCAAGCAACGAATCCCCTTCTCTCAGAAAGATGACAAGTGGAAAGAAGACTGTGTCAATGCCTTTATTAACCTATCTAAGTTTGGCATTAGCGAACGACGCAGCTACCTTAAATCTCTATATGATTACTATAACGGGGTAATCGACGAGGAGGACTACAACTATGTCCTTAAACCCTATGGCAAAACTAGAAGCCACTTTCCATCAAAGCTCCGTAACTACCCGATCATTAAGCCCATCATCGATCTGTTGCTTGGGGAGAAGTCTAAACGTCCTTTAGAGTACACGGTTACTGTGCAGAATGCTGATTCAATCAGTATGAAAGAAGAGGCATTGAAGAACTTAATCTTATCTAACCTTAAGGCTAAGTTCCTAGCTGAGCTAGCTAAACAACAAGAGGTAGAACTCCCAGAGCAGCAAGAGCCCCCTCTCCCAAAACAAGTAGCAGAGGAATTTGAAAGAAGTTATGTAGACCACAGAGCAGTGATGGGGCAGGCGGCCTTGAATTATATGATGTACTACAATGAAGTATATGATAAATTTCAAAAGCTGTTCTTCCACTTCCTGGTTACAGGGGAGACATATTCACATAAGGGGGTAAGAAGAGATGAAGTATTTTACGAAGTAGTTAATCCTTTAGATATCGACTATGACAAAGATCCTGACATCGATTTTGTTGAAGATGCCGACTGGGCCATCATTAGAAAATATTCTCACGCATCTACCATCATTGACATATTTGGGGAATACTTATCTGATGAGCAGGTTCTTGAGTTAGAATCTCCAACACATACATCAGCTGAAGCTTATCTCTTGTATAGAGCAGAAGCAAGTGGAGCAGATGACAACATATACCGTAATAGGTTAATTGAGATAATAACGGTTTACTGGAAGAGTAGGAAGCGTATTGGATTTGTGACTTATGACGATCCTAATACAGGAAATACTGAGATGTTTGACGTAGAAGAGGGATACAAATTACCTCAAGAACTCAAAGATCTTAATGCTAAGATGGAATGGGAGTGGGTAAACGAAGTATGGGAGGGAACTAGAATTGATAGAAGATTCTTCATCAATGTTCGTCCATATAAGAACCAACGAAGCAGCTTAGACAATCCTTCTAGATGTAAACTCCCAATCAATGGAAGAAAATACTCTGACATTAACTCTCAGAGTATTTCTTTGGTAAGCTTAGGAATAGCTTATCAGCTCAATTACAATATTTACAAATACCGTCTTGAACTAGCTATTGCACGTAGTAAAGATATCATTGCTCAGTTCGACATTAACATGATCCCTAAGAACTGGGACATGGATAAGTTCATGTATTTTGTAGAGGGTACAGGTATAGCTTGGGTAGATTACAACAAAGAAGGAATTCAGTTATCTCCTCAGCATCAGTCAGTATTAGATATGTCTATTAAGACGATATCTCAATACCTTACCTTGCTAGAGTCTATTATGGTCGAGTGGGAGAAAGTTAGTGGAGTGACTAGGCAGAGACAGGGCCAAATGAGTTCTTATGAAGGAAAAGCTACGTCTCAGCAGAGCATTGTGCAGTCTTCTCACATTACAGAGGATATCTTTAGAAAATTTGCTAACTTTGAAAGAAGAGAGCTCCAAGGACTTTTGGATTACTCAAAGGAGGCTTGGCTCAATGGAAAGAAGGCTATGTACGTAATGCCTGATGGCAGTATGGACGAGATTGATGTAGAACCAGTAACTCACATGGAGGCAGAGTACGGAATATTTGTTTCTGATGCAGGGAAAGATGCAGAGAAGAAACAGAAGATTGAAGGCTTGGCACAAGCAGCTGTACAGAACGGTGTACCTATGTCAACAGTTATATCTATATTTGAAAGTGATAGCTTCTCTCAAATTAAGGATAAGATTAAGCAAGCTGAAAAGCAAGCTGACGAATTGAGAAAGGCACAAGAGCAAGCTCAACAGCAACAACAGCAAGCAGAGTTACAGCTACAACAACAACAAGTTCAGCAAGCAGCTTTAGATAAAGAAAAAGATAGACAGCTAGAGATTGAGAAAGCTTTGATTGCAGCTGAAGCACAAGATAAGTCAACTAGCAATAATCTTGAAAAGATGATGCAGGACTTTCAAATTAAACAACAACAATTAGCCTTAAAAGAAAAAGAAATTGAAATGAAGGCTAACCAAAATCTAGCAGAATGAGCTATATAGAAAAGATGAAATCTAAAAAAGAATCTATCCCAGCATTAGCCGTAGAATTGATGGATGCTGCAACTAAGTTCCACGTTTTACATCTAACAGTAACAGGGGCAGGTTCTTATGCTGCACACAAAGCACTTAACGAACTTTATGATGCACTCCCAGGACTTGCAGATGCAGTAGCCGAAGGATATCAAGGAGCAACTGGTACAATTCCAGATTACCCAGATAATATATCTGCCCCAACTATGAGGTCAGTAAAAGATGCAATTAATTATATTGATCAATTGCATACTAAAATAACTAGAGTTCAAGACGGATGTGAGTTCTCTGAGATAGTTAACGATTTAGATAACATCAAGTCTGCTCTTAACTCTGCTAAATATAAACTTAAATTCTTGTCTTAATGGATAACTCTACCAGAAGACAGTTATTAGATAGAGCTAGATCTACTGGATATCCTGGTAGTATCTTAGATGCTTTTACTGCTTACGAGCAAGGTAGAGATTTAATTGGGGAGTTTGTAAATCAGCAACAACAAGCTGCTATGCAGCCTCAAATGCAAGTTGCTCAAACTCCAGAAGAACAAGGGCAAGGATTACGCCCGTATCACGAACAAGGGCAAATTAACCAATCTATGGCCTTCCCTAATGTGCAACCTGGGCAGAGTTTTAATACTATGGGGATGAAAGTCCCTATCAATATAGATAAGATTGATAATCAAGGTAACTTAGTAGAGTCTTATAAAGCTGTCCCTCCTGGGATAGCTAATCTTCCTACTGGGCCTTACGAAGGAACAGTAATTGAATCTCCTGCTAGAATGCAGAAAGGAGGATTTCATCAAAAAATCTATAACGATCCCTTAAAATTTGCAGAAGCTAATCGAGCTTATAATGATAGTTTAGATACTTATAATTTTACAACAAAAGGGCTTAAAAAAATATTAAAAGAAAAGAAAACAGACTTAGGGACACTAATAGATACTTCGACGCCATATAGAGAGCTTACTAATGACCAAGCTATAGATGAAGATTATAAAAAATGGAAGAGTTTTGGATTAAATATTAGCAGAAAAGATGTAGAAGACCAGTATTATAACTTCGATGCTAAAAATGCTAGATCAGTAGGAGTTTACAGATTTAAAACTGCAAGTGGGAGTGATTATAGTTTAAAAAAATATAAAAAACCGACAGAGGAGCCAGTATATGAGCAATTAAAACCTATTGCTTATAAGGATGTAGATTTAACTAAAGCTGACCAATCAAAAGATAAACTTGTTCGTGAGTACACAGTATCAGATTTAAATCCTAAATACCGAAAAGTCTATGATAAGTCTCCTTACAGTGTAAAGGAATATGGGCCTGAGGGAAAGTTTACACACTATGCAAAAGAAGATGAAAAACTTTCAGGAGTGTGGAGACCTATTGAAGGAGTTCCATCTGATTTATATGTGTCTAAAAAAATAAAATTTAACTCTGGAGGAATACGTAAGTATCAAACTGGGAGTAAAAGAAGAGATCCTGACCAACCTTTCTTTGAATCAGAGACTGAGGAAGGTACATATGAGGCACAATACAGTCAGCCAGAAGTAACTATAACTCCTGACTGGACAGCTGAAGAAATAGAAAGGAATAAGTTACGGGATGAGTATATTGCTAAAGATAAAAAGTTCTTTAGACATTGGTATGATAAGCTAGGATATGATAGAAAGAATGTAATTAAAAGAGCAAATCAATTTGCCTATAATACATTAGCTAAACAATATCTAAAAGAAGATCCAGAAAATCTTACTCCTGAGCAAATAAAGTTTATAAAAAAGTCTGAGTATGCTAACAGATTTGAGCCTTCTGTAGGAGCAAGATTTGTTACAGGCCTTAAAGACTTAGTACCTACACCATCAAGTTCCCCAAAACTTAATCTTGACCTTAATCTTGAGACTCTTGGAAACTTAGCTGCTCCTTTTGAATACCCTGGAAACTTAGTAAGAGGAGCAGTGAAAGGAGAATTTCTAGATGCAGTTAAAGGACGTACACCCTCTCCCTATTTTGTAAGTAGTGATCTTGCAGGTACATCTCCTACAGAAGCTTCCATTGCTAGCGGGGTAATGACTGCTGGTACAGATCCTTTATTTCTTACTGGAGATGAAATATTTGGGGGCATAGGAAATGCTACAAAAAAGACTTACAAAAAAGGAATAAGAGGCTTAGATGATTTTTTAAAATATAAACAAGGAATTTTTGCAGCATCTCCTAAAAAAGCTGAGTTAACTAATGTTCTTACCCCTGAAGAATTTTCAAGATTAAAGCAAATAGATGAAGGGATGTCATTAACAGCGTACAATAGTGCTAATAAAGAAGAAGCTATTAAGCAATTTGTAACAAAATCATCACTGACAGATGACGAGATTCGTCAGATTTTTGGAGTAAGTAGAGAAGAAATAATTCACCATCCACACCAGGCAGAGCCAGAAAAAATAGAAAATATAGTATCTAGCCCAGATCCACGGAGAATAGATCTACGTAGATTTAGTAATAGATCTGAAATACAACCACAGAGGATGTCAGAAGCTGACTACGATGCAAACTTTGAGGATATGATCAATATGAATGAAGAGCTCCCCCCTCCTCCGCCAGAGATTGATATAACTGGAACTGGATGGAGTAGTGTAGAGGGTGGACCTGATTATAGTGTTCCTGCATATATTAGAAGAAATGTTACTCTAAACAATACCATTGATAATCCACAAGTTGTAAGAACAATTTCAGATCGAGACATGGAAAGATTGGAAAGATTGGTGGATTATGGTTGGTATGGGATAGATCAAAATATTGCAGATATTCAACTTGATCCCGTATCTCTAAGGGATGTATATAAAAGTGCAAAAGGTTTGTTTAAACAACGTGAAAGTAATGCTAGTATTAAGGCAGTACCTTCGTTAGATGCTAGATCTTTTAGTAACAAAAAAGATATGCTTTCATTTGTAAAGAATCAAATTGAAACTCATATTAAAGATGCTCCAGTAGGTTCGGTTATAACAGGTTCTACAAATACAAGTTATAACTCATATCTACCTCAAATGGACTTTGTATTTAAAAATGCTGGTACACAAGGTTTATCTAAACCTGTATTTCTAGGTTATAAACCAATGAATAGTGCTGGATTTTTATCTCAATCTGGACAGTCTACAGAGGACGTGTTGAAGTTCGTAAACTCAAACTTGAATAGAATTCAACGTAAGAATAAAACATCTTTAAATCTAGGAACTAATCCTCCGTACATAGATCCAGCTACAAATGATATAATGCTACCTCAATATGGTGTTGAGAAACTTAATAACTCTTTTGAGGCTATTAAAAAGAAAGATGGGGGAGTACGTGAGTATCAAGATGCAGACAACTATACAGTAAAGCAGATGGGTGGATCATACCAAACTAAACAAGAAACAGCTATGTACGAATGGAAATCTGGGCTCCCAGAGGACTCTAGAAAGAGGTACATTAAGGGGGGATTAAAGAACAGAGTGCTATACAATAAAGCTAAGTATAAAAGATAAATTTATACTTTTTAACTATAAGTAAACCAATACCTTTGTAAATATGGCAACCAAAGAACAAAAATTGAACATTGCAGACATCACCTTCGACGATTTTATTGGTGATGGTCTGAACACTCTTGATGAAAAAGAGGAAACAACAAAAGACGAACTTGAAAATGAAGAAGAATCAGAAGAAGAATCAGACGATTCAGAGTCCGAGTCCGAACCCGAGTCCAAGTCCAGTAGAAAACGTACAGACGAAGACGACGAAGACGATGAAGAACTCCAATCAAAAAAGTATGCTAGAGAAGACCAAGAAGATGATGATGAATCTGATGAAGAAGATTCAGAAGAGTCTGGGTCTGTAGCAGAATCCATTGCAAAGGCACTGGGTTACGATATTGAAAATACGTATGCTGATACTGAGGAAGGTTTAGTAGAATTTACTAAAGACATTGCTCAGAATATTGCAGAGGATCAGCTTAATGAGTTGTTTCAGCAATTCCCACTAGTACAAAAGCATCTTGACTTTGTACTTGCAGGTGGAGATTCTGAAAAGTTCTTCCAAGCTTATAATCCAAATTTGGATTACTCTCAATATGAGATCGATCAGAATGATGCAAGAACTCAAAAAGCATTTGTGTCTGAATACTTTAAAACTAAAGGACACGATGAAGAGTTCATTAAAGATATGCTCGAGGACTACGAGGACTCTGGTAAACTCTATGACAAAGCAATAGTTGCTCAAAAACAATTAGCTACTATTCAGTCTAAAGAAAGAGAACAGATAGTAGAGCAACAGAAACGTGAAAGACAGGAGCAAGAAAAACAGCAACAAGAATTTTGGGAGAATGTAGCCTCTACAATTGACCAAGGTAAAGAGTTTGCTGGAATCAGAATTCCTGAAAAAGAGAAAGCTAAGTTCTTTGATTATATTTCCGCACCTGTAGATAAATCAGGCAGAACACGTAGAGACATGGATTATGCTAATTCAGAGCTCGATGTTAAACTGGCTATTGACTACTTGATGTACAAAGGAATGAATCTTCAAGATATCATCACTACTAAGGCTAAGACCGAAAGTGTAAAGAGCTTGAGAGATAAAATCCAACGTAACGAAGAGAGAGTTAAGAACTACGGAAAGATTGAAAAAGGCAAAGCAAAGAAATTTGATCCAGACCAACTGGATATGAAGAAGCTGTTTGAATAAGATTTAAACAACAATTAACTTTTTAAAATTATAGAATCATGTCATTAATGCAAGTACTTAAGACGTACTATAACGATTCGCAGATGACCGACAGTAACTCGTTGGCAAATGCACTTATGGAACGTCCAGCGGAGTTGTCTCCGATTATCACTCACTTGGCAGGTCGTGAAGAAAAGAAATTCCCACTCTCCTTCTTGACTGAAGGTGTCGGCAATACTCGTTCTATCGACCGTTTCGAGTATGAGTATCGTGTTAAAACACACGAAATCAATGTTCGTCCTGTTGTCTCTGCTGCACCTGGTGCTGCAGTTGGTGCAGGTGGTGCCCCATTCACCCTTACCTTCCCTGATAAGTGGTTCATTTTCCCTTACACCTTGGTATCTCAGTCTGGTGTTCTTGCTCGTATTATGAACGAGCCAGTAGCTGATGGTGCTGGTTGGAAATACACTTTGAAGATTGTATCTCCTGATACTGCTTCAGTATCTGTTGCAGATGCTTCTCCAGGTGCTCTTTGGGGTATGTTGTATGCTAACGTGGGTATTGACTTCTCACGTGGTAATGCATCTAACTGGACTGCTCCAGGTCTTGTTCGTTCTAAGATTGGTACTGTACGTAAGTCTTACCACTTCTCTGGAAATGCTAAAGACTATGTAGCTCAGTTCGAATTGCCTTTGAAAGAGGGTTCTAAGACTAAGTTGTGGATGGATTACGAAGAGTACCGTCACATGCTTAAGTTTAAAGAAGAGTGTGAAATGTACTACTGGTATGGCCAGAAGACTCACGATGCTAATGGTGTTAGCACTATGCTCGATGAGAACGGTCAACCTGTAATCTCTGGTCCTGGTTTGTTTGAGCAGATCATCAACAAAGACACTTACTCTACTCTTACTCAAGCTAAACTTGAGGAGACTATCGGAGACTTGTTCTATGGTATGACTGATGCTACTGACAAGCAAGTTACTTTGTACACTGGTATTGGTGGTGCTCGTGAATTCGATAAAGCACTTAAGTCATACTATGGTGCAAACACTTACCTCCAGACCACTCAACCTACGTTCATCACTGGTAGCGGTCGTAACCTCGGTATTACTGGTTACTTCACTAGCTACGATCACGTAGATGGTCACAGAGTTAATGTAGTTAAATCTCCTTTGTTCGATCACGGTCCTGTGGCTCAAGCTTCTAAGAAGCACCCAGTAACTGGTCTTCCACTTGAGTCTTACCGTATGACTTTTGTTGACCAGTCTACTTATGATGGTGAGAACAACCTGCAAATGGTAAATAAGAAAGGTCGTGAACTTCTGCGCTGGTGTGTAGCAGGTTCTGTTGTTCCAAAAGGATTCACAGAAACTGACACTCGTGCAAGTGACATAGACGGTGCTTCTGTTCATATGTTGAAGACTGCTGGTATCCTACTTCGTCGTTTCGATACTAGCCTTGACCTTCAATGTACTGCATCGTAATTTGTGTTTGGTTTGCAATAAAAAGGGGGTGTTAAAGCCCCCTTTTAAAAATATATAAAACCTTAGGTTATTCTTTTCCTAAGCTTAACTAATAAAAAGAACTAAAATTATGGAACGTAAAGTTATTATTAGACGCAAAGAAGTTCTGAATCACCTTCCAAAGGAAATCAGAGCTGGAGCAAAAGTTAAACTTGGATCTATGTATGTAGATCGTCTCCCACTCAAAGGAGTTGACGGAGAAGAAGAAGCAAAATTATTGAAAAACTTTATTGATGTACCAGCTGGTCATCAAGATTGGCCTTCAAAAACAAAAGACTTCTGGGCTAGCCTTAGCCTTAAAGTTCCTTTTGAAGGGGCAGAACTTGAGATCGGTACTTATGATGATGGCAGTCCAATTAATGCAATGGATTACATTTATTATAAGTGGTGCCTCAAGCACAGACATGTGGCAACTTCTGAAGAAGAAATGAAACTGGATTCGAATAAAAGATTTTATATCTACGATCCACAGAAAGACCTTCTTAAGAAGAATGCTAAAGTGCAGGTTAGAAAAGATGCTGACAAAGAGTTTATTAAACTCACTGGCAACGTCGAGAAGATGAAAATGTTGCTTAGAGTACTTGTGGACGGAGATCCAGAAAGACTCTCAGACATGGAAATCGAAAATACCCTGTACGATTACAAAGGAAGTAACCCAGAGAAATTCTTGAAATACTGCATGGACGACAACTTAGAAGTTCAGGCAGAGATTGAAGAAATGGTTGCAAAGGATATCCTCCGTCGAATTGGAAATCAAGTTATTTTCCAAGACGAAACAATCGGAGAAGATATGAAAGATGCAATTGTTTACTTCAAGAATAAGAAGAACTCTGGTCAAGTAAATACAATGAGAGCAAGGCTCAAAGAAGTATCTTAATTACTAGATGACTGTAAACGAAATGCATATAGCTGTCAACCTGGGGGTGCAAAAGATTGCATCCTTCCAGGCTGACGTACTCTTACCTCAAGAGATAGATTTTGAGTTAAACATTGCTATGATGAGATTCATTAAGCAACGGTATAACCCATCATCTAACAGACAAGGTAAGGGCTTTGAGCAATCTCAGAAGAGAATAGATGACTTAAGAAATCTAGTAGTTACTACTAGTTCTAGTACTATCTCTTCTGGAGGATTCCTCACTGATGCAATAGGTACTTACATTTATAATACTAGCAATACTAACATTTACGTGGAAAGGGCAACCCTACCTTTGGATTACCTTTTCCTTGTATCTGTTTCTGCTCAAGTTAATTACGTATGTAACGGGAATATAGCATATGCAATAGCCCTAAATAAGAATAACTACAGTTGGGTTAAGTTAGATTTAACTCCCCCAGTTGCAGGACACGTTCTTACAGACATAGCTTATTATGATGGATCAGTGTGGGTAAGTATGATGAATACCCCAGCAGGTCAGGAGATATCTAGAGATGAGTTAATTAAGACTAATAACTACTTAAATAACTTCTTCCCATCTTATAATGCTAATGTAGTAGAAACCTTAAATGATACAGGAGCTGCACTTGATCCCCCTGTAGATAGTAATCACATCTATATTGGGACTTTAAATGATATGTACCCAGACCCCTTAACTGGAGGATATATCAGAACTAGCTGGACAACTCCATCAGGTACTGGATGGACATATAGAGAAGAAGATAATTTAAAGACTTTTGGGGTAACTACAAGAGATATAAAAGGTATAGCTGCCCCAAGACCATTAGAAAGAATAAGTCAATGTTGGTTTGCTCAAAGTGATGACATCCCAACTATCATGAAAGATCCCTTTAATAGAACATCTTTCGACTATATCCCTTATTCTGTAAAAGAGAACTTTATCGATGTTTACTCAGACAATACATTCATTGTCCCTAAAGTATTCATCGTTTATATAAGAAAACCAAAAGCCATCTCTATAACTTCAGGGGTTGGATGTGAGCTTGCTGAGCACACTCACCAGGAGATTGTAGAAATGACTATTAAAAGCATACTGGAGGGTATCGAATCCCAAAGGTATAACTCGCAATCGATGGAAAACCTCGAAAGTGAATAACTAAAATCAATGTTTAACGCCTAAATTAATAAAAAATGGCACCTTCTAATTTAAATCAGGTATTTGTAGCTAACGACATTAGCGATACTACCAACGGAAGCTTGATCACAGGCTCTACTTTTTCAGTTAATGCAGCAGCGTCTGCTTCTAAAGTTGGTGTGTGGGATCTTGCTACTGGAGCATACCTGACAACTTCTTTGACAGCAGCAGTTGGTCCTATCCAAATTGTGCAAACTATGCCTTCTGGAAATCCTATTGCTTCTCCTATTATCGATATCAAAGATATAAAGAGAATTAAGTATGATATCTACGCTGCATCAGTTAGACATTCAGCAGCTATTAATGTAGGAGCTCCGACATCTACCAAAGATGTAATGGTACGTATTGCACTTCGTACTGCTCCAACTGCTTATGCTAACTACTATCAAAATGGTACTGCATTAGATTTGTCTGGTGGTGGTAAAGAATTTCCATTGCTCGGTAACTTCTCTGCAGGTCGTATGATCTTCAACATTGAAGTTGGTAGTTCTGAACATGGTGGAACAGAGGCTACTTTGTACGATCAGATTATTGCTAAAATTGCAGCTAATCCTACTTTGAATTCTTTGTTTACTACCACTGATAATGGTACTGACATGGTATTGACTGCTCGTCATGCTGGAGTTGTATTTGATATCACTCTTGCTTACAGCGACAAGTCTGGTACTTTGGCTGCACCAACTATGACTGGTTACAATGATGGAGCTGGTAACTACTGGCAGGTTTTGTCTGACGAGAAATCACAACGTGCTCGTTACGGAAACTTCAACCGTATGTACTTCCCATTTGCATTCCCTGAGTTTGCAGTTAGTGGAAATACTTACGAAGTTGTTCAAATTCAGTACGTACACAATCACCCAGCTGACACAGGTATTGCCCGTGCAGGTGAATTGAACACTATTAAGATCTACAGCAAAGTAGCTGCAGAAGGATCTACTAAGGCTGACTTGGTGTTCTTGAATAGCGACACTTCAGACTGGGGCACTGCTGCAGTTGAAAGATTGTTCTAATCTAAAATTAATCATTAAAAAGTGGGGGAGCAATCCCCTGCTTTTTACTATCTTTACAAAAACTATCTAATGGCTACAGTAATAGACTCAATAACTATCTCCCCTGATTGTAAAAAGCTAACTGTTGTAATCTCTGGAGCTGCAGCAACTGCTAAGCTTGTATACTACAACTTTATAACTGAAACTACAAAAGATTCAGGTACTGTATCCACAACTGGAGGAGCCTACACCTGGATTCTAGATAACGAGACAGCTGGAGAGTTGTTTAATGGGGTAATTAGCATTACAGATACCGTAGATAGTTCTAATCCTACAAGCTATTCAGTAGGAGCTTGTGAAATTTACTGCTGCATTGCAGCTCTAGTTCAATCTGCCATTGACTGTCACTGTCACTGTGATAGATGTGATGAAGACCTAAGAAAGGCCGAGAAGATTGATCTGTTGATTAAGTCAGCACAACATGCTACTTACTCAGCTACTAATATAACTGACGCTATTAACAAATACAATAAAGCAAAAGACTTCTGCATAGAGACCTGTGCATGTGGTTGCTAATATATAAACATGCCAATTTGTTTAGATTGTATACAAGATAATATTCCATGCAATGGAGTAGAAGTAACTGTTAAATTAGTTTCTACTGGTGAATTAATAACAGTCTCTGCTACTGCAGTAGTTAATGTAAACTCTTTAACAGGATATGACTACGTCTTTGCTGTAGGGAGAGATACATATACTATCACTTATACAGGCTCTCAATGGGTTGTACTAAATAACTCAGGAATTAAAGAGGCTTACTCTGTAGATACTGGGACAGCCAATAATATATGCCCACCTACAACTGGGTGGGTAGAAGTTGGAAGAGCATTTACATCTTTTGCTATAGATGTTGCAATTGATCAAGGGCCTTCTTTAACTTGTCTTAATAGTAACGGGACTTTTGACTCAGATCCTACAGGTTGGACTGTTGCAAATGGGGCATGGGCTGGAGACTACGGAGGATCAGTAAAATTTAATACTGCTCTTTTAAGCTCCATAACTCAAACAAATGTATTAACTGTAGGAGATACCTTTGTAATAAGTCTTGACTATGCTACAAGTACAAGAGCAGGCTATTGCACCCCATTTCAAATTTCTCAAGCATATTTAAAAATATATGCTGGTACAAAAGTTTATACGCATCTACTAGATGACACTGGAGCGGCTTTACAAAACTTAGAAGTAGAGCTTACCTGTGAAGGAAATACTACTCTTAAAATAGAGATGTATGATCCAAACCAATGCTACGGTTCCACATCTGGAGGTAAAGGTAGATTCATTGATAATGTATGTGCATATCGTACAGCTGTTGGGGGAGATCCAATTGTTGTAATCCCATACTCAGAAATAGCTGAAGTTCCACTTACACTTAACGGGGTAGATTACAATACTAAGCTTTCTCAATATCAAAACTGCTTAGCAGAAAAAGGAACTACATTCTACAATAAAGTTATTGGGGGAGTTAACTGTGACTATAGAGAGCTCACTAAACTTAAACTTATCACAGAGCTATTAGCTCAAAAAGATAAAGACAGAGCCCTGGATTGCATTTACGATAGAAAGGATGTGGTAACAGCTACTTACGAGCCTATCCCGTGTAGTGTTAGTGGCTTAACTATAAACACTGCCAATCCATTAACTATTAATGGGGATTACACTCCATTTGAAACATTTAATCTTCAAGTAGTAAACCCATCTACTTCAGTGGTACTTGCTTCTAGAAAAATGATAGATGTAACATTTGACTCTGGAACTAGCCAAAGTACAATACTTCTAGACTCTGCATTTTCTACAACTTATACTGGATATGATATCTGCTTAGTTCAAGATGCAGAAAGTACTACAACTTACTTAGAGACTTTTATAAACTTTGCAAATAGATTCTGTGCAGACTGTTCAGCATCTACATCAATTACTAGCAGCACAACTGGATCATCTGGATCAACTAGTGGTTCTACAGGAGGTGTAGGATTGGATATTGCAACATCAGACTTAAAGAGTGAGACAGGAATAGATATAACCACTGAGTTTAATCAAAAAATTACTATATAAAAATGGCAACTATAACCAGCCTAACAGCCTTAGCCAAAACAAGTGTAACTGCTAATGACTACTTGTTAACAGCAAATGCATCTACCCCTGCTAATAATAAGTTCTTGCTTCAAGATCTATTCCCAATTGTCAACACACTTGGAACTAGCAGTGAGTCTTTGTTTGTAAACATTACTAGCAAAAACACACTTAACTTCAAAGGGATTAAATCTCTAAATAATATTCTAACTGTTGCTACAGCTAGTAATAACATCACTCTTCAGGTTAATGAGGCTAATATAGATCTTGCTAACTGTGATAATAGTACGGCTGGTTTCTTAACTACAGCTAATCTAACTTCTGATGTTACAGGAGTTCTACCAATTGCTAATGGAGGTACTGGAGTAAGTACTCTAGGAACTAACACCTTCTTATATGCTAATAGCTTAGGGGCTCTAACATCTTTGGCATTTGGAACTAACGGTCAAATTATAATAGGAAGAACTGGTCTAGCTCCAGTAATGGCTAACTTAACAGCTGGTTCTAATATCACTATTACTAACGGATCTGGAACAATAACAATTGCTGCTACTATAGCTACTCTAGCAAATGCTTTGAATGCATCTACATACAACATCTATGGATTTGGATGGTTAAATGGAGATAGTGGTAATAGAGGTATTAAAGTAAATACTAATGGTCAAACATTTATTGGTAGCGGTAGCCCAACTCCATTCTTCTCAGGAGATTTAAACGTATCTAGCAATATATTTTTAAATGGTAACTCTGCCCAGGTAATTGGAATGTTGCTAACATCTAGCGGTGCTCCTGCTCCATTGTACGTACAAGGTGGAACTGCTAACGCATCTAACAAAGGTGGAGCATTGTATATTAAAGCTGGTAACTCTCAAGGAGCTAATGCAGGTGGAGAAGTAGAATTTTATGTAGGTAACCATGATGGTACAGGTTCATCAGGAGATTATACTTTCTGGGGATACGATTCATCAGCAGTTGCTCAAAAAATTATGACTCTTAAAGGGGCAAGCAGACGTGTAGGTATTAATACAGATGCACCTTCAAGTCCTTTACATGCTAAACAAGATGGTACTACTGCTAATATTCCCGTAGCCGTAATTGAGCAACTTGACACAGACGAATCTTTCATTAACTTTGTCGGAACTAGTGGAGCAGCTAGTGCTAACTCACTCTCTAGTTCTACAGCATCAGCTGCTGCTAAGACTGGAGCTATCAAAGTTAAAATTAACGGTGTAGATGCTTGGATTAGAGTATACGCCACAGCAGAATAAACTTTAAAATTTAAAATAATGGCTTATAATTCAACAACCGATAATTTACTAAGTAACATAGTTACTAATACTAATTCTATAGATCAAGGAGATTTCCCAAGTGTATGTGGAATGATAATTTCTTCTACTGGGTCAAATTTTTTAATAAAAACTCCTCAAGAATTTGCTGCGGCTGGAGCATCTGTTTATACAGGTGCTAGTGGTGTTTCAATGAAAGAAATAGTTGGATTTCTGTTAGTGGGTGTAACTGACGGCAAATTTACAACCGATATAGACGAGGCACTAGGAACATTAGTAAGAACAGCGGCTACAGATTATTTAGCTATTACTGGAGGTAACAGAGCATTTTTTATAATAAAAAAAGTAGAAGTTGAATATTTAATGACAGCAGCAGTAGTACCGCCTGCTAATAGCTCGGCAAGATATAAACTAACTGCAGAGATATATAACCAATAATTGCAAATTTTTTAAAACCAAATATAAATGAACCAGACAGAGAAGTACGGAGTACACGTAACAGCGACGAACAGAGAGTTTTTGAACATCTTTAAAACTCTGAATGAGACAAGATCAACTAAAGGAGTAGCTTATGCTAAGGCAGTAGTTAAAAACTCTGAGGTTATCAAAGCTCATTTAGATCCAATTGAAGAGCAAGCTAAACCCTCAGAAGCATTTATGTTACTCTCTTTGGAAGCTCAAAAGTACATTCAAGCTGAGGACGGAGAAGGCTTGAAGAAATTTGAAGAAGAGCATTCAGAGGTAATTGAAGAAAGAAAGAAGCAGATGGAACTAGTTAATTCAAAGCTAGATGAGACTGCTACTTTGGAATTGAAAATGGTTAACGAAGCTCATCTGCCAGAAGATTTATCAGCTGAGCAGTTAGAAGCTCTAATCAAAATCGTACATTAATGAGTTTAAAAGAACTGGTAGACATACTAAAGCTAAAACCAGGTTACCTTAAAAGTGGCCCTAGCAGAGTATCTACCACGTTCGATGTTGAAGAAAAGATAGCATTAGAGGCAATCAGGGAGGCTAAGAAACTGCTTAAGCAAGCTAGACTTGGCCTCACTGATAACTCTAACGAAAACGACAGTGTAATAACTGAGTTTGAAAGCTATCTGTTAGAAAACGGAATTAACAGAGATGATGTATCATCTGTTAAATTCTGGCAAACAATGGGAGGAGAACAACGGTTCTCTGTAGTTACAAAGGGTGATAAAATCTCAATGGCTGAGATAAAGATGGAGATTGAGGAGTTTGCTGCTATATTTAGTCCAACTGTATACAAGCAGTCAGCCCCATTCCAAGCAGGAGATGAAGGAGTAGCCTACGAGATTTCTCTTCCTGATATACACTATGGTAAGCTAACGGAGCTATCCATGCAGGCAGTTGAAGAACAATTCATGAGCACAGTCTACAACTTAGTAGATAAAGCAAAAGGATTGAATATTGAGAAATTCATTCTTCCTATCGGGAATGACGGAATGAATTCTGAAGGACTGAGGTTGACTACAACCAAAGGAACTTTTCAGCATGATGCAATAGGATGGAGAGAAAGCTTCCAGGGATATTGCAACTTGATGACTAAAGCTATAGACTTTCTAAAGACTAAAGCTCCAGTTCATGTAGTAGTTATATCAGGGAATCACGATTTTGAAAGAATGTTCTATGCTGGGGATGTCATCAAAGGATGGTATCGTAACGATAAAAATGTCGTTGTAGATAACAGCATGGAAAGTAGGAAGTATGTAGAGTACGGGGTAAACATGATAATGTATACTCACGGGGATAAGGAGAAGCCAAGTGAAATGCCACTGATTATGGCAACTGAGCAACCAGAGATGTTTGCCAGATGCTCAGTTAGAGAGGTGCACTGTGGGCACTTACACAAGGAAATGGTTAATGAATACCGTGGAATTAAAGTAAGATTTATCCCCTCCATCTGTGCTAATGATGACTGGCACAGAACAATGGGATACTCAGCTCTTAGAACAGGCCAGGCTTATATCTGGAGTAAAACTAATGGGCTGGAGGGTTATCTACAAACTATTGTAAAATGAGTCAAGATGAATACGACGAAGAATTCGACCAGGATATGGAAGAGTTCTTCGATAAAGTAGCATCAATAGATGCTTGTTACAACAATGGATACAAGTTAATCACAGCTAAAAGAACATTAGCTGAATTAACTGCCGAGAAGCTTGTGGTTATATTTCCATTTAACCCTAGCAGGCTCGAGGACTTTTTGAATGTTGCAGACCTTATGATAAGTTATTTTGAACAGAACGAAGAATACGAAAAATGTATCGACCTGGTGAAAGCTAAGGAAGAAATGACTAATAAAATAAGTAATTAAAACATTCATAGATGACCTTAGATGAGATTGCATATAACCTTCTAAATGCCTTTCGAGGGGGTAGGTCCTCAAACGATGATAACGTCTCTCTCGATCAGATTAAGTTTAATATTAAGCACTACCGTGCTGTATTCATTCGTAGAGACTATGCCAGAAATGGACTGGTAACAAGGCATTTAGAGCAAGATTTAAGATGTGTGCAACTTGAGAGAGTTGACTTATCTAAGTGTTGTAACATTAATATAGACTGCCCAGCCTGGAGAAGTGTTAAGCCTATCCCTAGAACTGTAAGGTTTAACTTCGAAGAAGCTATTACCTACGTAGGAGATATCACAGGAACTGCAAGGGTGCAGATGATTAAGCCTTTTGAAGTAGCTTATATCTCAGCTGATAAATTCACTGGGAAGAACATGAAGGCTTACATGATTGAAGATTACTTATACATTCTAAATAATAAAGGTGCAGACTATGTCAATGTCAGAGGTATATTCGAAAATCCAGAGGAAGTTGCTAAATTTAGTGATTGTAATGGTTTGCCTTGTTATACTGATGACACTCCCTTTCCTATGCCGATGGACATGGTACAAGCCATTACCCAAGGCATGATGGCTGGAGAACTAAGATTACTTGCTGGTACATTTACAGATACCACTGCAGATAGAACTCAGGACTTAACTCCTCAGGCTCCACAAACAGCTCAACAAAATTCTAACTACGATAACCAACCTCAGTAGTTTTAAATTAACTTTGTAACGATGGCATCACCAGCTTGGCAACGATCAGAAGGTAAGAATCCAAAAGGAGGATTAAATGCAAAAGGCAGAGCTTCTTACCGTGCCGCTAACCCTGGATCTAAACTAGGGGCCCCACAACCTAAGGGTGGAAAACGACGTAACTCATTCTGTAACAGGATGTGTGGGATGAAGTCTAAGCTGACATCAAGCAAAACTGCAAACGACCCAAATTCAAGAATAAACAAAGCTCTTCGTGTCTGGAGATGTGGGAGCTGCTCAAACTGGTAAACAATGAGAAACTTAGAATTTGATGACAATATGACTCACCAACTTGAATGGATCGGACTTAATGCTGTATGGGCTGGATGGACTGTAGCAATGATGTCCAATGCTATAACCTGGGGATTAGGAATAGTAGGGGGTATTACCCTTATTTGGTTTAACATAGAACGTGCTTTGACTGCAAGAAAGCAGAGAGCCATGTACGATAAAAAACTTACAGAAAATGAAGAAAATGCTTAAAAGAGCTGATGGCTCTACTAGTCAAAGAGGTCTATGGGATAATATCAGGGCAAACAAAGGCTCTGGTAAAGAACCAACTAAAGAGATGCTTAAACAAGAAAAGAAAATTAAAGCCTCCTCTAAAAAGACTGGTGGTAAATCAATGTATAATTTTCTAGAGGAATCCAAGGAACTTAAGTTCGGAGGTAAGTCTAAGAAAAGAATGGGTGGTAAAAACTGTTAATAAAGAATAAGATGGTACCAATGTATAAAAAGGGAGGCAAGAAGTCCTCTAAAAAGAAAAGCTCCTTCATGGAGGAGTCAAAAGAAATTACTTTTGGAAACAAGCTGATGAAAAAAGGCTATGGTGGAATGAAGTATAAAGCAGGTGGATTCCCTGACCTTACTGGTGATGGTAAAGTAACCAAAGCAGACGTATTGAAAGGTAGAGGTGTAGATATGAAGAAGTCTGGTGGCAAGTCTATGGAGCCAGGTGGTGGTGGAAGATTTGCTGCTATGGTTAGCAAACTTAAAGGTAAAGGTAAATCGGAAGATTCTGCTAAAGCTATTGCTGCTTCTATAGGAAGAAAAAAGTATGGCAAATCTAAGTTTCAAGAAATGGCTGCTGCAGGCAAAAAAGGTCTTGGTGGCATGTCTGATTCTACTAGTGCTAACGATGCTGGTATGGATATGATGGAGGCTATGGGTCCAAAGAAACCGAAGAAGGGTTCATCAGGAACTCGTGATACAGGGCCTAATGTTAAACGTACCAAAAAAGCTAGAAAGAACATTGGTAAATGCAACAGAGGAGAGATATGCTTTGATTAATACTTATGCAAACCAAATCACATACAATTAGAGCTATATTTAAAGACTACGACGAAAACACTGAAGACAAGATAGATTACCGAGTATTTTCTGACATATGTTCTGAGTTTAACATTGCAATATTTAATGAGTTACTTAACGGATACGAATTCAATTTGCAGAATAACCTAGGTACAGTATCAGTTAGAAGAGTAGAAAGGGACCCAAGAAAACCACAGATTGACTGGGGAGAGACTACGAAATACAAGAAGGAACTACTTGACAAAGGTGTAGAGCTTTATGATAGCCGAACAGGGGAAGGGGAAAAGTGGCACATTTACTATACAGATAAATTCTACTGTAAGTTCCACTGGACCAAGAGCCGTGCTAAGATTAAAAATAAAACCGCATATAGGTTTGATGCTACTAGAGGTGTGAAGGGCAATAAGGAAAAGCTTACTGCCCTTTTACACACTGATGACCTAGCCTACTTACGGTTTAAGAAATACGTACCTGGGTTTCATAAACATTAAAAGATGCTGTACAAACTAATATCAAGTAAGGTCATTATCAGAAAAGTTATGAGGGACTTAAAACCTCCTGGAGATAACTGGATTGATGATGCAGTAGAATGGATGGGGGAAGCATTAGAGCATATAGGCTCTGCACCACAGCTCAGTCAAAAGGGCTGTGTTTTGCCTATTAAGAACTTTAAGGCTCTACTCCCAATGGACCTCTACTATGTACAGCAAGTAGCAGTTAACAACTCTGTTAACCCTTCTATATCTGTAGAGCTTACTGAACTATTAGATCAAGTAAAGACTTTAAATGCTCAAATCGTATCTGACCCAAACGATAAGATTGCATATAACTATCAACTTAGAGAGTTAAACTCTAGGATAGTTGTGCTTGAGAACCTGTACATGAATACAGGTCAACCACTTACTCCATTGCAATATGGAACTACCACATTCTCTAACAGTTTAGAATGTGAAGATTGTAAGAACCTATACGGTGTAGTTAAGCCTAACTATACCATCGATGGGGATTACATTAAGACTTCATTCCAAGACGGAGCTGTATGCTTAAGCTACACTGCATTCCCAATTGATGAAGACTGCTACCCAATGATCCCAGATAATGTAAGCTTTAAAGAAGCTTTATTCTGGTATGTATACAAGCAGATGTTGCTTGGAGGATATACCCCATCTATGAACGGTATCGGGTATGACTTTGCTGATAACAAGTGGAAGTTCTACTGCTCACAAGCTAGAAACCAATCTAACTTCCCAAGCATTGATAAGTACGAATCATTCATGAACCAGTGGGTTCGTCTTGTTCCTAACCTCAACAGACATGCTAACTTCTTTGAAAACCTTGGAACTAGAGAGACTTTAGATAGAGGAAGATATACTAACTACGGAATTCTATAAATATGGCAGATTCATTTAAGCCTTTAAAAGGTATGTTAAAAGATACTGGTCGTATGGACCAGGTAGATGGCACTTACAGAGATGCCCTCAATCTTATTGTAGACGATTTAAAGCTTAATGTAGCCAATGAGTATGGAACTATTTCTGTAGGAACACTTAATGTAACTGTCCCAACATTTGGTGGAGCTTTTACAAGTGTACCAATAAATGCTGTTGGACAAATAGCATTGCTAGATGACAACTTCATAATATTTGGAGCTGGGGAATTTACCACTATTGGTGGTATAGTAGTAACAGTATCTACAATTCATAAAGTGAACGTAGCTACAAGATTAGCTACAATACTTTACTATACAACTAATGTTGTATCTACATCTCCAGGTACCATAAACCCCTTAGGTCACTTAAACTTTGATGTTAATCATCCAGTTACAGCTGAATTAAGAGAGTCTCCAACTCAAGAGGAGATTATATACTTTACAGACAATAAGTATACATTTATTGCTGATCCTGCTACTAGCATAGAATATGTATCTGAATATAATCCTCCACGAGTATTTAATATAACTAAACAAGAAGCATCTTTAGTTACAACATTAGATCCAACTAACTTATATGGTAATTTTAGTAGAGTAGAGTTTTTGAATCTATTTATGGATTCTGGGAGAATACCAGAATTTGACGATATTGTTATATTAAAAGGTGGAGGGGTAATTACAGGAGCATACTATCTAGGGGTAGGATATGCTGATGATGATAGGACAGAGACCAATGTACTTACTGTATCTAACCCAGTTTACATTGTCCCAGCTAATGATGATAGCTTTCCTAGAGAGACAATAACTGGAGCCCCTAACGGAACACAAACTGATAAGTCAATTCAGTGGAGATTGACTAATATCAATCAAGAATACAAGTATTTAGTACCTTACGTAGTTCAATATAGTGGTAAATCTCAATTTGTCTATAAGTTAGAAAATGTAAATATCACAGGGAGCACAGTAAATGTTGTATACAGTGGCCTAGAGAAAGTCGCAGCATCTGATATTAGAGAGGCAGTAATTGATAAAGTTAGATTCTTAACTGCTAAGTCAATTACCCAATTAGATAATATGTTATATGCTGCTAATCTCACTAGTCGTCCAGATTTAGGATATCAGAGATTTGCTAATAATATTAAGATAGAACCTGTAGTAGAATTAGTAAGCCCATTTGATCCTAGAAGATATGATATCTACACCTTAAATGAGGGTTACTCTCAGTTAGTTTATCCTGATGCATCTAGTTATCCTGGCAGCTCTCCGACTACTTGGAATTCATTAAGTAGTACAGTAAATGGTGCAATTGTTGGACCAATGGGAGAGTTAACAACTAATATAAGGCATACTCAATTTCAAGCATTAGATGGGGTATCAGAAGCTTATGTAACTAGTGTTATTATGCCTATTCAACAAGGTAAGTCTGCAGGATATAGAGATCCTAATAACTTATTTAAGAAAAAAGGATACAGAAGAGGAGAAGTCTATGCATTTTATATTTCGTTTATTTTAAAAGATGGAAGTGAATCATTTGCTTATCATATTCCTGGGAGGGATAAAGTAGATGCATTTGAAGATGATTGGACAACTTTTGAAACAGGGGTAGGATTTAATTTAGGAGCTATAGGATTAGGCATAAAAACAGGAGAAATAAAAAGCTACGATCCTAACTCTAGAGTATACCAATACTTTGATACAAGTTACATGGGGACAGTGCCTACTGTTTCTAACATGGGATATTGGCAAAACTTAAATGAATTCTATCCAGATAACAAAAACTTTGAAGTATGGGGAGTAGATGCTTCTGGGCAATCTGTTTATCTGTCATCACTAATTAATAGCAATATTAGGCATCATAAAATGCCTTCTAACCACAATAGTGCATATAGCCATATGGTTAGAGATACTTACTTTGGAGATATTCCATTAGATGATCCTAATTACTTATCTAATGCAGATGGATATAGGGTATTTAATGATCAGGTTAGAATACTTGGAATTAAACTTACGAATTTAAAAATTCCAAAGTTTATACTTAACCAGGTTCAAGGTTATAAGGTTTACTACGCTAAGAGAACTCAAGGTAATAAAACAATCATTGGTCAAAGTGGGGCACACCCTGCAACCTCACACTTAGCCTCTAACTTATCAAACTCAACTAAAAATGCAAGGACTGGACCATTCTTTAATATATGGTCACTAGACGGACACCTTAAGTATGGAGGATTAGCAATATCAGATAGTTTATGGACACAAGTCCCTGATACTCTACGAATATATGGGTATACTTCTGAGATGAGGAATTTTGATGACGATACTCCTCAAATGAACTATATAGGCAACCCTGTATTTAAGTTCCATGATTTCAATCTTTTAAGAAAACGTCCTACAATTGCTACTGCTACTCACATTGACATACAATACATATGTTTAATGGAGAGCTGGAGAGGTGGGTATAAAGGAGCACTAAGATTTCACACTCCAGATGCTACTAACAGTGATACTCGTAATCAATATTACAGGGCATTTAGATCTGGGATAGGAGAAGACACATTTGCTTGGATACATGAAGACCTAGGCAACATGTTCGATTTTAATATAGATAACCCTGAAAGTGATTACTTTGACAACCCAGGTCCTAAACTTCTTTGGGGAAATGTCTTTATAGCAGCTAGATATTACACCCCAGGAGCTTTTAATGACTCTACTGGTAATCAAGTAGACAGAGGAATACTGTGGACAGAACCAGGTTCAGGTGCAGAAAGATATATAGGGGATATAAACCAATATCCTAGCTTAGCAGCCTCCCAATCTTCTCTTTTATCTAATACTCAGACTGTATTAATGATTGAGCAAGATGGGGCTACCTATGTTAATGGTCTAAGTATTTTAAAATCAACTACAGCTACTGGATTTAAAGGTGCCACATATTTATACAATTCATTTGGGGAAAGCTGTATAGCTATTAGCTTGGCTTCAGGTCTTCCGATGCTAGGGGGATATATAACTAACGAGTGGAGCTATGTAGGATTAAGTAACTTAATTTGGAGTCTAAGAATATATCCACAATTTAACATAAGTAGTGGTGATGTACTTGATAATACTATTGCAAGCTCATCTTATACATTAGTTGGCGGTCATGATATAAACTTTAGAAGAGGAAATGTATGGAGTAGTAGTGTTAGTAGTACTAACACAGGTGATGGGTATTGGTACTTTGTAGAAAATGAATTTCTTAAAGTAATGATGTCTGGGCACAGCAGTCTTAGACAACCATTTAATATTCAAACTCCTCCTATATCTTCTGGTTCAAGTGTTATAGCAAATATAGTAGGAAGACTAGCTAGTGCATATGGCCAGTTTGTGTTAGATATTCAATGGAGTAACCCTCCTGGGAATATTAATAATATAATTCCAGGACATACCGTTAATTCAGTAGATGGACCAACATTTAGTGCCACAGTACTAAATACTTATAATCTTAGTCAAAATGATCATGATGGATATCTAGTACTATCTACTATTCCCCCAGCTGGCCAGTACCATTATCAGGTTGTAGGTGGAGCTGTTTCAAATGCTCCAGGAAACGCAAATAACAATCCTAAAGCTAGACCTAATACCTATTTAATCAATCTGTGTTCAAATAAAACTGATGTATTCGAACCATTTGATAAGCAGCAGCTGGTTTGGACTGGTTACTATAAAAGTCTCTCAACTGCAGATATAACAACTGGAATAGATGCTGATGGCAACTATTATTATGGAGATGCATCGTCTTCTTCAGAATCTGGAGATATCCTTGGAGGAGATACCTATATCTGCAGATATAGCTATAGAACCACATCTAACCTCTATGGTCTAGGAAGATTTAAAAAAGGGGTAAATAATGAAGCTGTTTACCAAGCAACATCGAATTCAACTTTGATAAATCTAAGAACCTATATGGCATATCTATGGGGGGATATCCCTCTAGATATGAATACTGGTAAAACTCCTAGCTATCTAAACAACATCTACGATCAAACTGCAGTAGATTACAATGTACTTTGGTGGGGAGGAGCTCCTGATTCTACTGCTACTCCCTCTGTCATAGAAGGAGCTGGAAATGAATTTAATGGAGCTAGAAAAAACTCTATTTTTAACAACAACAACTGGAGTACATCAGGATTCGAAGTCTTCACTACAGTTTACCAATATATGGTAGAATCTGATGATAACATTAACTACCGACATGCAGGAGATCCTGAACTAGGAGTCAGTGAAATAAACAGTATGTTCTTCGATAAATATGTAGCAGCTGACGTATTGTATAGAAGCCCTCTCGGAGACTTAACTAAAATGGACAATATCTTGTATGAAGATCATTACTCAGCTCTTCAAGACATTAGAGTACCAATAGCATTCCCAAAAGAAACTACTGTTACTATTGCTTACCCTAATAGAGTAATTAGATCTGCCACTCAAGATGGTAACTTTAATGATACCTATAGATACTTCCTTGGTATTCAATACAAAGACTTTGCAGTTAACAAAGGGCCTATCACCAACATCTTCAACTTAAAAGCTCTCCTTTACATCCACACTGAGAGAAGCTTATTTAGAACTAAGGGTAAACAGAACATTGAACTTGGGGATGCTACTCAGGCTTACATTGGATCTGGAGACTTGTTTGCTCAAGAACCTGATGAATTCATACAGAGTATAGAAGGTTACAACGGCCTATACAACAAGATGGGATCATTGGTAACCAAGGATGGGTATATCTTTGTAGCTAGAAAGTCTCGTAAAATCTTCTTAGTCAAAGATGAAGTTATTGACTTAACTCAGCTAGGAATAAATGCTTGGGCTAGGGAGAACATTCCATTTGCTTTAGAAGCTTATGGATGGGATCCAGATTATGCAGGAATACCTACCGATGCTCCTACGGGAGACTTTGGATTTCTTGTTAGTTATGATCCTCTGTTTAAACGTACTCTTATTACTAAAAGAGAACTTGTACCTACTCAACTATTTATAGATGAGTTTACTCAAGGGTCAATAACATACTCAAGGGGCAAGGCTACTTTTAATTTACCAGGAGGAGTATTGATTCCATTAGAGGTAGGACTATACTTTGAAAGAGGTGGATGGACAATATCGTTCTCTAATAGCCTATCAGTATGGGCTAGTAGACACTCTTATATACCTCTATTGTATGGCTATAACTCTAAATACATGTATAGCTTTAGTACAGTACTTAGCCCTGGTGGACTTACCTCAAGTATATATGAACATAGTGATATAAGTAACCCTGGAAGATTTTATGGTACAGTCTACAACTTTGAAATAGACTGTATCTTTACAGCTCCAGTAAATGCTGTATACTCAGGATTTAAGTATACGGCTGATGTGTTTACTAAGTTTAACACATCTCTTCCTGTAGAACAACAATTCAGCCCTGGATTCACAAGCTTCTATGTATACAATACTACTCAGATATCTGGAGAGATAGACTTTGTTTATTTGAATAATATCAGGAAGACAGATAACACTTGGAATGTGAATGCATTCAGGGACCTTTCTAAAATAGTAAGTAACAGTGGATTAGCTGTAGGACAGATTAACGTACAAGGAACTCCTTACACAAGTACTTCTGCTCCAATTGCAACTGAACCTATGTTCCTATCTGAAGGAATTATAAACTCAAATTATATAGACTCTAATAAACCTTGGTACGAACAAAGAAAGTTCGTAGATAAATTTTTAGGAATTCGTTTAATAGCTAACAACTTATCGAAAAATTTGATAAATTTGTATACTGTGACGGCTGCCCTGAGAGTATCACCTAGATAACCTTTAACGAAATGGCTAGAAAAACCATAACTAAATCTAAACCAGCTACTAAACAATTAGTTAAGAAGTATCAGTTCGCTGGAGCTAACTCTTCAACCTATCAACAAGTAGCCAATCCTTACTATATAAGTGGTACTTTCTCTGAGCAATCTGCACAAGAGGCTGACAGAGCTTATAAAGAAGCTATATCCTTAGGGGACTTTGCAGCTGCTGAACAAATTAAAGTAGATGCAGATAGAAAAGCAAGAGAAGCAAGTGAAAAAGCAGCTTTAGATCAAGTTAAAGCTGAGACAAAACTTGCTAATCAACAAGAAGTTAATTCCTCTCTTTCATCTGGGCTAACCTCAGGACTAGAGTTAACTACAAGCTACTTTAAACAAAAAGCTGCACAAAAAGCTGCAGAGGAAGCTGCTACAAAAACTGCTACTAATGCACTAACTACTGGAGCCACCTCTGCAATAGCTAGTGGAGTAAGTTCAGCAGCCCCTACAGCTATTAATGCAGCTACTCCTGCTTTATCAACAGCTGCAGCAAGTGGTTCTGGAATGGCAAGTGCAGCGGCTACCCAACTTGTGGATGATGTTGGAAATGTAATTGTACCTGGACTAACTAATACAGCAGGTTCAACTGCCGCTAGTACAGGTGCAAATGTAGCTGGTACAGGAGCTAGCATAGGAACTGGATTAGCAACTGCAGGTATTGGCCTAGGTTTAAATATTGGGGGAATGTTAGTTGAAAAAAGTGGAGACGATAATGACCCTACTACATTTACTGGAAAAGAAGGGAGAAGAAATACACTAGGAGAAGCAATGAAAGTTGCTGGTGCGGGAGTTGGAGGAGGAGCAGCACTGGGATCTATAATCGGTAGTGCTGGTGGTCCAATAGGAACAGTAGGAGGAGCAATAATTGGTGGAGCAGTAGGAGCAATAGGTGGATTGATTAAGGCAAGAAAAGAAAACAAAGAGTCTAAAAGAATTGCTGATGAATACGCTGAAGAGCAAAGAAGACTTGAAGCAGAAAGAGCAGAAGCTGAAAGAAAAAGAAAAGCAGAGCTTACAAAGCAGAAAGATATCTTAGCCCAAAGATATAATCAAGCATTTACTGGATCTAGACTTATGGGAATGCAAACTGGCTTTGGGTACAATACTTCAACTAATATGAACATGCAGCCTACTAGTTCTTTCTATGGAGAAACTGGTGGAGCTAGAAAAGTTCCAGGGGGACAAATTGTCCCTATCAAAGGTTCTGATGCAGTAGAGTTTGTTGGAAGAAAACACTCTCAAGGAGGAATAATGATTGATCCTAAAACTGAAGTAGAAGGTGGAGAGACTATGGATCAGGTAATGATGAATGGTGGTAAGCCTAATGATTACTTCTTCTCATCTTACCTTAAACTTGGTGGTAAGTCATTTGCTAAAAGACATAAAGAGATTCTAAAATCTGGTGGCAGTCAGGCAGACATCCAAAGACTTGCTAAAATGCAAGAAGCTGTAGCTAGCAAGAAAGAACCAGATAGAGGCCCTGAGCAAATAGCAGCTTATGGTGGTATTCACCATTACAAAATGGCTGGACCAGAACAATCAGCTATGGCCCAATCTAACATGGATGCAGCTAATGTAACACTTAGAGATGTTAATAAAGCTAATGCTATGGCTCCACGTGATCAACAGTCTGCTGCTCCTGGCAAACGTACTACTAATAGTGGTATGGTTAAAACATACCAAACTGCAGGATTCCCAGAAGGAACACGACCTCTTGCAGCAGGTGAATATGGTACAAGTACATCTATGCAGGGAGTTCCTAGTGGTCAACATGAAGGTGCTAAATTCTACGGAAATGTTACTGAGGCACAATATGCAGATATGAAGGCTGCTAATCCTTGGTTTGACTTTTCAAACTTTGATCCTTCTAATAAAGATCAAGTTCTAAACTTCCAAAAAGAATATAATAGCCGAGTTAGAAGTGGGGAAAAACTTAAAGAAGATGGTAAATTTGGTGAGCAGACTGCTACATCTAGACTTTATGTAGCAAATCTAAAAGATATACCAACAAAAGGAGGATTAGACGAGCCTATTAAAAAAGCTGAAATAGACTTAACTAAAGATACAGGCTTACCAAAATCTGAAAAAACTACTGATTTACAAGTAGCAGATACTAGAAGAGGAATTAACGGTTCTTTACTTGCAGGTCTTGGACAATTAGTTCCTGTAGGATATGCATTATTTAATAAATATAAGACCGAAGGTAATCTCCCTAGAATGGTAGGTGGAGGAAATGTTGGAGCTGGTAGTGTTAGAGGTGCCATTCTTCCTAGAGTTAATATGAATGCTGAAAGAGCTGCAGCAGAAAGAAATACTGTAGCAATTAAAAATGCAATTCAAAATACCAATGCAGGTCCTGGAGGTATAGCTGCTATGATGGCTGCTAATACAGCACAAAATACTCAGATGCTTACAATTGCTAATCAAGAGCAAGAAGCTAATAAGCAACTTGCTGCAGAAGAAGCAAAGCTTGGACAAGAGGCATCTACAACTAATGCAGCTATGGCCCAAAGAGCTAACATGGCTAATGTAGAAAATAGACTTGCAGTTAATAAAGCTAATCTTGAAGCTGGTATTCAAGAAGCTAAATTGAAGATTGATGAGAAGAGATATAAGAGGGAAGAGATTCTTGGTGCTTTAGATAAAGCAGCAGGCCGTATTGCTGGTATTGTTAAAGATGAGAGATCCTATAGAGCTCAAGAACGTCTTGCTGATGCACTTGATGAAACAGGATCATACAATCGTAGGACTGTTTACGAGAATCTTAAAAGAGAATCTAAAAGAAAAGACTCTCCTTACTATGGTATGAGTGATGATAAATTGAAAAAGATTGCTTCTAATACTGTTAATCAAAGCATGTTTGGTAAAAAAGAAGAAGAGGATAAGAATACTCAAAAGATGGGGGGAGCTAGAAAATATACAAGTCGTCTCGGCCAATTATCAAAGGGTAAAAAAACATTTAATATCTAAAAGCTATGCCGTATCAGTTTGGTGAGTATGTCAGTACTTATGTAGATCCTCAATCTGTAAAGATCTCTGAAATACTACGTAATAGGTATCTAGATAATTTTAAAGCAAATGATGAGTTAGCCTTGGCAGTAGATCAAATGCAGGCTGCTTTGCCATTTGAGAATGATGTTAATAGAAAAAAAGAACTGCAGGGTGAGATAGATAAAACTCTAACATCTCTATCAGAGAGAGGTGACTATGAGAATCTTGGGTTTGCTGTACACAGAGCAGCAAAAGATTTTAGTAAAAAGTATGCCCCTATAAAAGAAAACTACGATAGATATCAAGCTGCTCTAAAGGATCTACAAGATAGGTATGATAAGAAAAGCATTGATGCTGAAACCTATGCTAGATCTGGTTCATATATAACCAGAGACTATAAAGGATTCGAGATGGATCCTAATACTGGAAGAGTAAAAGAGGGTTCAATGTTTTCTGCCCCTACCATCTACAATGATGTAGATGTAATGGATAAGCTAACAAAAGCTTTAGCTATTATAAAACCAGATAAGTACGACAATAAAAGTAACAAACTTTCGGTAGGACCTGACGGAAAGTATACAGTAACTAACGAATACGGAGTTGAACAGGTTACCCCAGAAGAGGTTCAAAAAGCTTTTGACTATGTAATGGCTGATCCTGATGTTAAAATGGCCGTTCAGCAAAAAGCTGATATGAGGACATATGATATTCAAAAATCAGGAGCTATGCCACAAACCATACAGGCTACAATTGACCAGTATGGTAAAATAATAGAAGGTTATAAGAAAGAGATGGCTTCTAAAACGATGTCTGCTTCTGAAAAAGCACAGTATCAAAAGGCTATAAATATAATGCAGTCTGAGATAAACAGTGCCACAGAAGCAGCTAAAGATCCTACTACATCTTATAATTACGTAAAATCCAAAATAGAACAGGAGATAATTAATCCTACAAGGGATTTAGCAATGCAGTATGCATATAAAAATACTAAGTCTAGTACTATATACGAGTATGATCCTATTTACATGGAACGTAGAAAAGAAGCTATGGAGGCAGCTAAGAACAATGTACCAATCTATAAAAATTCTGAGGTAACAGCAAATATGGTAGGTGGGGCAACACTTAGTGAAAAAATGCAAACCATTTCCTCTCTAGAAGCTAGAAATAGGGACATCGACATAGAAGTAGGTCCAGGAAGTAATCTATCTCAAAAACAAAAAGAAAACTTGCTTGCCGAAAAAAGAGCAAATACTGCAAAGATAAATCACCAGAAATACTTAATAAATGAAGCCTCTGGCTCTTCTATTTCTATGGATGATTTGGAAAAACAAGATCCTAAAATTGTAAGTATATTTAAAGATCAAATGCAAGGGGCATCTCCAGGTGAAATATACCAGAGAATTTTAACGACCTTTGATAATAAAGACGATCAAGATTATAAAGACTTCGAGAAAATATTTAATAGTAAATACGGTGCTACAGCACTTGAAGCTCACTTATATGGTACAGGAACCTATAACTATGATGCAACTATAGGTGAACAACTAAATACTTCGGAAGTAGTTGTAGACAAATTTAAATCTGTATATAAAGATAAAATTGATGCAAAGTTTGCAGAGATTAAAACATCTTCTGTATTCAACTATGGAACAATTCAAACTGGTAATGCCCAGGAAAATATAGCCATTACAAAAGCTCTAGATGACTTTTTACTAGGAAAGTCAATAAGTGCTGTAGCAATTCCTACTGCTTACGACGTATCTGCAGGACAAAAGATAACAAATCCTGCTATACTAGATGGATTCGTAGTTAAAGATTACGGATGGGATCCAAATACCAATACGTGGGAAATGATCCTAGAAACTAAAAATCCAGATGCTGTTAATAAATTCAAGACAGTACACGTAGATGGGGCTTACTTAACTGCTAACTTGCCAATTTTAAGAAAGCTTAGTGACCCAACTGTTATACTTGCTAGTGTAGTTCAAATGGAAGCCCCAAGAGGTGGGAATGTAAATAATCCTAAAATTTACACTAGAGATATCTATATAGAAAAATCTGAAGTAGACAGGCTTACGAATCAAACTTATACAAGAGAGGTACCTGGAAAACTAACTATTAGAAGTGTTGGAGATAATAATCCAACAATAAGTTTCTCTGATGACTTAGGTGCTCCTATATTCCAAAGTGCAAATGGAAACCCAAGTACAATGTTTAGAGCAATCGACGATCCAGATGTACAGCAAATAGTAGGAACAGGAAAAATAAAGTTTTAACATGGCAGAACCAACAGAAAGTGCACCATTAGAAAGTTTTAGTAAGTTTACTGGACTACCAGTAAAAGAATTATCTAAGCCAAAAGATGCTCTAAGTAGCTTCTCAGAATTTGTAGGTGAACCACTTGCCCCTAAGGCTAAGGAATCTCCATACGAACTTTCTGGTCTAGACTTACAAGCACGATCTATAGATCTTACAAATGTCTATACTGATCCAATAGCTAACTATGCTAGCTATAAAGTCCCTCTTAGTCCATATGCAGACTGGAATGAGATTCGAGCAGAGAACCAAGGCATTGGTCAAAAGTTAGGATACGGTGCTCTTAAAATGGGGGCCACTATAGTAGGGGCAGTAGCAGAAAATACCATAGGTATTATCGGGGGAATAGGCTCTATGCTTGCTGGAGGTACATATGCAAATAATCCTGTAGGAAGAAGTGTAGATAGTGCAAATGAATGGATGAGTGAAAACCTTCCACACTACTACACTAAAGCAGAGTTAGATCCAGACCGTAGCATGCTGGATAACTTAGGAAGTGCTAACTTTTGGACAGATAAATTTGCCAATGGATTAGGATATTCACTAGGATCATTAGCAACTGCATGGATGAGTGGTGGAGCTGGGCTATTAGGAAGAGGTGTTAATTTAGCTGGTAAAGCTATGGCTGCAGCAGGAAGAGCAGGACAAGTAGGTAAACTTGTGTCTACAGGGGAGGCTATGAAGAATATATATGCTGCCTCTAAAATGATAGCTACTGGTACAAAACTTACCGCTGATATTGCTAAATATGGGAATATAGCTAGAACCTTAAATGCTGCTAAAACTCTAGAAGTAGGGGCCATGATGTCTCTTGCTGAGTCTTCTGTAGAAGCTAGAGAAAAGTCTAAACAATTTATTCAGGAAAGAGAGTCTGAGTGGCTTGAGAATAACCCAGGAATGTCATTAGAGGATATGCCTGCTAGTGATAGAGAGAGGATAAATGAAGAAGCTAGAGCTGTAGAGAACTTTACTTTTGGGTGGAATATGCCTGTTCTTATGACTAGCAATCTTTTAATGTTTGGCAATGCTGCAAGAGGAGTTAAAATTGGGGAAAGAGCTACAGCAGAAACTGTTTTAGACCAAGCAGGTAAAAGAATAGTATCTCTTCCAACAACGGGAGTTGGAAGATTTTTAAATAGAGCTCAAAAATATACAGCCCCTATCTATGAGAATTCTTTAACAGAGGCTTTCCAAGAAGGTGCTCAGTTCATGATTGGAGAGACTGCAATAGATTACTACAAGAATAAATTTGATTCTGGGGTAGAAGATATGACAGGAGCTGCAGTAAGAGGGCTATCTAAAACCTTTGGAACTGCAGATGGAATAGAGAGCATGCTGCTAGGTGCTCTTATTGGTGGAGGTATGGGTGCAACCAGCACATCATTTGGAACAGCTGCTAAACAAAGAGCAATGGTTAAAGCTAATACAGAAAAGCTGTTGGCCATTACAAACTCTGAGACTTTCTTAAACATGAGAAAGAGCTTTGAGCAGAAAAAGGAATTAGCACAATTCTCTGCTGCTCTAAAAGCTGCTACTGATCTTGGTAACTACAAGCTTGCAAACGAGCTACGTAAAAACTTCATGGCTCAGCATGCAATCATGTTTGATAATCTCGATGCTATAGATCTAGCTTATGAGAAACTAGATGACATGGCCAAAATGCCTGAAGCTGACTTCATGGATTTAAATGGCTATGATAAGTCTAAGCCATTACTGGAGCAATCAGGAGGTAAAACTCAGTCAGGGATTGTAGAAGAGTGGAAAGGAGAGATGAAGAAGTATTCAGATATGGGGAAAAGATTGGATAACATTATTCAATTTATGAGCCCTAATCAATCTGGACTTGCTAAACTAACCATGAACAAAGAGCAGAAAATTCAAAAAGCTGCCCAAGATCTATACAATCAAAGACTTAAAAATATACTCCTTACTAACATGATTAGTATGGAGACTAGAGATGAGGAGATTAACGATGCATATGAAAAACTAGTATCTCTATCTCCAGCTCTTAAAAATTTTGACAGAAATAAACTTGTAACTCTAATAAAAAGAAACCAAATAACAGCAGATGCACAGGGTAATCTAGTTCTCCCTAAATCTTTGGTTGACGTAAGTGTTAGTGATGTAGAGGAGCAAGAGAAGAAAGAAGGGGAACCAAAGCCTGACCCAACCACGGAAGAGGCTGCAAAGAAGAAGAATATTAAAGAGAATGAAAGTTTAACTGGAGCTCTTAGGACAGCAGTAGAAGAATCTGAAACCTTAGATAAGCTGCAGAAGATGGACTTTGATAAGGCTCTTGCTGACTTTATTACAGGAATATATACAAGAGAACTTGCATCTACTGCATTTGACGAGCTGATAAAATCTCCAGAAAAAAGAGAAATTGTTCTAGCTGCTAAACAAGCTGCTGAGCAACGAGCTAAAGTAGCAAAGTCAAATAAAGAAGCTGACTCAATTGTTGACAATGCAGATTCTACTAGAGAACTTGATGAACTTATAGATCATGAAAACCTTAGTCCTGAAATGAAAGCTAAGGTTAGAAAGAAATATAAAGAGCTTAAGGCTATAGAGGATAAGTACATGAAAGACTATCAAGACATCCCACTGGAGGTTCTTGAAGAGTTAGTTGCAGATATTGAAAGTATTGAAGAAGAATCTCCTGCTAAAGCTGCAGCACTACTTGCTGTTCTTGAAGCTAAGAAAAATGAAAGTCTTGAGCAGAAAGATATAAAAGAAGGAGAGTTAACTCCTGCTGAAGCAGCTGCTAAGAAAGAAGCAGAAGATGCACTTAAGAAAGGATTCTCTGAAGAAGCTGATGAGAAAGCAGATCCAGATTTAAGTGGGAAGGTTTATGAAAATAGCTTTGCATTACTTAGTACCGATGGAAGAACAATAAGAGTTAACGGGACAGTATATCAGAACCTTAATGAAAACCCAGTAGATGCTATTAGGTATGGCTATGAATGGGACATGCAGTCTGAAACTCCTGCTGCAGATGATAACACAAAAACACCTATAGAAGGACTTAATGAAAGATTAGATGGCTATGGAAATGCTAAAGTAGTATTGCCATCTGATTTTTATGAAGGAGCTAGGCCTAAAGGTAGATTAAATGCTTTTAAAGCTTCAATGGGAAAAGTTGCTGATAATTTAATTGTATTAGCAGACTTAAATCTTAATGAGTTTGATTTTCTTAGTGAAGAGGATAAAAAAAGACTAGATGCATTAAGACCTTTAGCAGGAGAGTTAAGTAAAATAAATACTACTGATATATCTTCTGCTGATAGAAGAACTGTAGCTGTAGAAAAAAGATATGCTGCACTTACTAATCAGTTAGCAAATGAATTTGTTGACATAATTGGAAAGCATGTAGAACAACAATTAGGTAAAAAGATTACTTCTTCTAAACCTAAAACAAGCAGCACCTCTACGACTACTAAAGCTGATATTATTTTACCTATAGGAACTTCTGGAAGTGGGAAATCTACTTTTATAAAAAGTTTACCTCAAGAAAATTTAGTAGTTATTTCTCCTGATGATATGAGAGCTGAGTTTACAGGAGATATAAATGATAAATCTAAAGATAAAGAAATTTACATTGAAGCTGCTAAAAGAGCAGTAGAAGCTGTGAAGAATGGTAAACAGGTGGTATTTGATACCACCAATTTAACTAAAGAAAAAAGAAGACCGTTTATAGAGGCTGTTAAAAAAGCAATACCTGGTGCTAATATTCAGTATAAGTTAATGCCTTTAAATGCTGAATTAGCTAAACAAAGAATAAAAGCAGATATCGCAGCAGGAGTTAACAGAGCAAATGTATCCGATGAGACAATAGATAGGCATGCTGCATCTTATCCACAGATGCTAGAAGATATTAAGACAGAGGGTATAACAGAATATAAACCCGCTAGTGCTCTTACAGGTTCTATTATAGTATCTCAAGTAGTACTGCACAATGAGCAAAACCAAACAGTTGAGTTTAAAGATACTGTTGCAAAAGAACTTGCAGAGATAATCCTGATGGCTTATCAGTCTCAAGGAACTATAGAAAGCTTAGGACTTAGTGAAGTAGAACTTAGAAAGCAGATTCAATCTAGACTTAATGCATTGCAAAATTTATCTGAGGCATTAAGAAGTAAGGCTAAGTACGATCCTAATGTTATAACTGATAAAGCTTTACAGAAGTTGATGGATAGTCATAGAACTCATCTTCTTGACATCCTTTCTGTTTATAATATGGCTAAGGAGAAGTTCATGAGGCAGGGTAAGACCATGGCCGAAATGAACCAAGATCCAGATGTGCAGAGAGCAAGAGCAATGTATTCTACAACTCTTAAAGCATTCCAAGCCATAACTAAAGATTACTTTAAAAGAACACAGTTGTCTCCTGTTAGTGAACCTACGGAAGATCAAGGTGGTCAAATGTCTGAGGAAGCTGAGAATGAAATTAAAAATAAAATTGGGGAAGCTGAACTTTTAATCGATCTTGCAAACGAAACTATTATAGGGCTTGAGCAGCAAATTGCAGCATTAGATGCAAGTATAAAACTAGGAATGGCTTCTCCTGTAAACGGAGAAAAGATTGAAAAGCTTACAAAAGATTTAGAAGTTGCAAGAGCTGAAAGAGAAATTCAACAGAGTCATAAAAACAAGTTAACCGAAGAGTATGAATATAGAAAATCAAGTCAAGCTAGCAAAGATGTACAAGACTCCCAAAGAGCTTCGCAACTTGCTCAAGAACAAGGATCTGGAACAACGAATCAAGGAGCTGTTCAAGTACCTGAAGGCGAAACAGTGGACGTAAATGAAGTAGCACCATTACTCCCTGAAATAATTGACAACCCAGTATTCATAGAAACTGGAGAAACACAAGATATATTCAATTCAAAAAGTTTTGAAACGGAAGAAGAAGAGACGCCTGATGATTCAGATCCAGAAGAGGATGAGGGTAACATTCAATTTAGAAAGAAAACGGTTCATGAAGAAGTTAAAAATTCAGAGAACCAGAGTAGCATCGCAGTAATTAAAACCCAACATGAGTATGCTAACGGTTATGATAATATTCTTGTTGACGAGGATGGTACTCCGATTCCTAATAGTTCTTACTATGGAACTAATGGCAAAGATGGAAGACAACAGTTTGAATTAAAAAATGGTAAATGGGTTCCAATTCAAATTTTCCCTGAGCTATTGACTGATTCTGACATAGTAGAAAATGGTGCAGAAGTACGATTTGAAGTTAATCCAGAAACTGAGTGGTGGCAGAAATTTGTAAAAAATAATCCAAATGTATCTGAGTCAGAATACTGGAAAAACATTCCAATATTTGTAGCAGTTAGAACAAAAGATGGATTTAAAAGAGTTGGATTGCTTGAAGGTTATAACCCTTCTAATCCTAGCAGATCTATGGATAGGGAGACTATCTACAATCTTTGGGATAACGGCAAAATTCCTACAACCATTCTTACTAATAAATATGTAGACTCTCAGAACATTGCTAATGCAGCGACTGAGGATGGCAATGTATTCTTCTTTGATCCTGTCCCAGTAGATGAAGATGGGAATATACTTTATACCCCTACATTGCTTGTTGCTAGAACCTACAAAAAAGAACCAAAGTGGGAGGTGACAAACCGAGGGGATGTTCTTAAAGAGGATGAAACAATCCCAGGTGACTTGCTGTCACGATTGTCAACTGCTGACTTAGGTAAAGTGGCAATCTTGGTTCGTACCCCAAATGGAGATCTGTCTTATATAAGGGCTACTACCAAGAAAATGACTGAGGTTGGATACAATGCAGTAGTAGAAGCTATTACAGATGATAGAGCTGGAGATGTAGCAGAGATTGTAGGTTTCAACGAAGTTGCAGAAGCTGCTATTGATGATGCAAATAGGAACCTAATTTTTGAACAAGTATATGGTGAGAAGTCTGACCCAGAAGCTCCAAGAGGCTATACCTTCTGGCTACCTTCTGCAGAAACTTATATTACTATTAGCTCTGACCAATTAGCTCTAGCTTTAACTGAACCTGATAGCTTTGTTAAATTCCAATTTGTAGAAGCAGTAAGAGGTGAAGAAGGAGGTCTAAACTTTGAACCAATAGAAGGAAGAAGTGACTGGACTGCTCATATGGGATCAATAGCTTCTGCATTTAAAGAGGCTATAATGAAGAGAAGGTATCAAGTAGATATTAACCTTCTAACTGAAAACCCCGAATACGAAAGTAAAGTAACTGGCTTAGTATATGCTTCTTACTTAGACTATTTAACTCACCCTGATGAAATCTCTGATATGGAAAAAGATCAGGGACACTCAGGTATACTTAGCTCTGATGTGTATCTTAACCCTAAAACATTCTCCCCATACTTTGATGTGGTGATGAACTTTGGGGAGATTACAGATGAAAAAGGATTCAAGGCACAGGCTGCAGAAAATGAAAAGCCAACAACTTCTAGAACAGTAACTAAAGCTAAGATTACCAAACAAGAACCTTTAGTTAAAGAGCAGGAGGATTATACAAACGAATCCGATATGGATGAGGAGGACAACCAAGTTGACTCTACTAATGCTTTGCTAGATGATGACGAAATTGGAGAAGTAGCTAAGAGAATAGAGGAGGAAGAGGAAGAAGAACAAGAAGATACTGATAGCAATTCAAGCTCTCTGGAAAAGGCTATCAATCGTAGAAGAACTAAAACTGTAGAGACAGAAGAAGATGACGAAAAAGTAGTTGTTGGCAAAAAGATTAAAAGCCAAGGACTTAGTGGAACTATTGCTGAGGTAGAAGAGGAGAAAGGGGATCCTATGGTAGAGATTCTTACTGATATAAAGAAGAATCAACACCGTGAAGAAATGAAAAAAGATCCCGTGACAGGGGAGGAAACTCATTACATTATCAATGGGGAGGAATACGAAAGGGCATCCAAGATGACATCAGAACCATTTACTGGATCTGCTGAAACTCAGAAAGCCTCATCATCTGCTGGTAAGTTAGTACACTCTTTAGTTGAAAACCTACTTATGGGTAAGCCTGCTACTAAACCAGCTGGTGTGTCCTCAGTAGCTTATCTCGACCTTATAACTCAAGCTAAAGCTATCCAAAGCATGCTAAGGGGAAGAGGAGAAACAGTAATTGCTGTAGAGATGGTTGTATACAACACTGATCCTAACTACCCAAACATAGCTGGAACCTTTGACATTCTTACTAAGGATAGAAAAGGGGAGTACCGTATATATGATATAAAAACTCTTACAGCTTCTGGACTTGAAAACTACGAGGAGACTAAGTATGGTAGATCAAAGAGAGACCAGCATGGTGCACAGCTAAGTGTTTATGCTTATATGTTCAACGGGCATGCTAAACAGAACAATGTATCTACAATGGTTAGAAAAGGAAGTACCTTACTTATACCTTTAAGGTATGATGATGATGGAACTATCTTAAAAGTTAGTAACTTTGTAGAAAAGAAGTTTACTTTGAATCTTAATTTTGGAGACGTACTAGACAAAAAAGTAAGCTTTGCCTACAAAGAGGCTAAGAAAAGCTCCGATCCAGCTATTGCCAACCACTCTAAAAAGAAGAGTCCTGTAAAGAATATTACTAAGAAGGTAAGAGAAGTTGAAGAAGATGAAGATGAGGATGAAGATACTTCAACTGAGGACGGAGGTGAGATTACTAAGGATAATATTGCAAAATCTATAATATCTGCAAAAGCTTCAAATGGCCCATCGGGTGATGGTGCTGCTCAATTAAAAGCTCAAATAATTCAAATGGGTGCTATGGACAATGCCTCTTTTGTATTTTTTGTAAAACAAATGTTGGATATAGATATTAATGAAAAAGAAGCTAAAAAAATACAAGAGGAAGTTGTAAATAAACTTTGTAATAAAAAGAAAAAATAAACATGGGTATATCTTGTCCTATTGAAAGTCTTCCTGAATGGAAAGAGCTGGTAGAATCTGGTGTAGAAAATCCGTATACTCTATGGAGTATATATAACGGAGAAGTGCCCCTTGAATTTTATGGCCAAACTCCAGAAAGTATAGGAAGAGAAAAAGCTACTGCATGGGTTAAAAACACCTTTGGTGAGGATAAAATATTTTATTACGACTACATAAAGCAAATTGGTAACAGAATTGTGCATGGCCACGTAACCAACGGGGCAATTAATGTATGGAAGGCTGCAGAGGTTGGTGCTGAGTTCCACGAGGGATATCACTTGATGTTCCGTACAATGCTGTCTGATGCTCAGAGATCTCTCCTATATGCTGAGACATCGAGAGAATTTGGTAAGCCAACCGATGAAGAAGTAACAGCTAGAAAGAATCAGTTCCCCGATATATCTGATGAAGAAGCCTACAACCTTGTACTCGAGGAGAAGATGGCTGAAGGATTCAGAATGCACATGCTTACAGAGGGAGAAAGCAGTAAGACTATTCCACAGAAGATTAAGCAGTGGTTTAGTGACCTATTTGATTTCATAAAAGCTATGCTTACAGATAATGTAACTCTTAAGCAGACTTACTCTCTTCTTAGAAATAGCAAAACCAACTACGACCTTTTGGGGAGAAAGATTCTTCGTAACCCTGAGCTTATGAAGAGTGACATTAGTCCTGAAATGCACGTACAGGGAATGCCATCTGAAGTTGTAGAGGAGATCATAGAAGGTATCTCTGATATGGTGGTTCAGGATATTCAAAACTGGAAGAACCCAGATATCAATCTCATACTTGGGGATAATAAAACTGCTGGAACTATTGTACATGGATTGCTTAGCCATCTTTATAGATACAAGGATGGAAGAGAAGCTAAGGGAAAAGATATCACTCCACTCAGAGAGGCACTTACTTTAGAAAAAGAATACAATAAGTACAGAATTGCTTATGAGAATACTAAGAGGCCTGAGTTCAAAGATAAGATGGATGAGGCTGCTAAAGTTTTTAAAGAGCACAAAGCTAAGTTTGGACTTAAGTTAAACAACTTCCCTCCAATTGTAGAAGGTATGTCAGAAGAAGATCTGGCTGCTGCAAAGAACCAAAGACAGATTCGAGAGTATATCTACAAAGTTATTGATAACTGGAGGGGTAAGTATGAGGCTAAGACAGGCAACGTAATAACCAGAGCATGGAGAGATGAGGTTGAAAGAAACCTCAGAAACTATGGCTATATAATCAAAAGTGGAAAAGTCACCCTTGTAGACATTGAAGAAGGGGACGATGAAATTAGAGAGCTGGATGCCAAAGAAGCTCAAGAGCACTTGCATAATCAGCAAAGAATTGAGAGACCTCACAAAGAAAGATTATCTCAAGCTGTCAAGATAATGCTACGTCGTTTCCCTATTACAGAGACAGTGCAGTCTGGTGGGAAAGTTATCACAACAGAAAAGAAGAATGCAATATTTAGCAATCGTCCTAAATACCATGATCCTAATTTTGTATACAAGCAGCTATTAGAACTGTGGTCAGATACAGGGACGTTTGAGGAAATGATGATAAAGCTTGAAAACTTTGCCCTGCATAGAGATGACTATAAATCTATTGCTCGTGGCATAAGAAGAATGAGTCCTAAGGAGAAGTCTGCACTGTTCAGCAACTTTGCTACTACAGTAAATAAGACACATATTGTAATTATGGGGAAGAAGAGTAAAATCTTTGACTCTAATGTTACTACTACAGAGCAGAAAGCTGTAAGAAAATGGAGAAATAATGCAATACAAGTAGATGGGCAGGCAATTGAAAACTCTGAAAGTAGAGCCCTATACAATAAAAATGTAGAAGAAAATGAACAGGGAGAAGATAAATCTACATTTACTGTAAATAAAAGTAAACTTGAAGCAGTAAAAGAGTCATTTAAAACTCTTTCAGAGATTCGTAAGAAGAGATCAAGTCAGGACAAAGACTTTCTTCCTAGTAAAGAAGGGGAGCCATCAGTAGCAGTGATAGCTTTAGCTAACACTTTATGGAATTTAGGAATTAACTTTGGGAATGACTACAATATAGATGAGACAATTGACAACCTGCAGAGTCTTATGAGTGCAGGTATGTATGTAAGGCAGAAGAAAAAGGGTCTTGAAAAATTAAATGGTAAAGGCCTCTTCGATTATATCGTAGAAAACTCTGGTCTTTACTCGATAATTAGTTCTTTTGTTGAAGTTGAGACAGACTCTAAAGGGGTTCCTCTTTTTGGAGACACTAAAAAGGATATAACACCATTCTTTGATACAGAGAAATCTGGTGTAAAGTTCCTAGGAAGCTTGGCCCCACTGTTTATGTCTAACTCTGCAGAGAGCCACGTTAATGGAGAAGGGAAGGCTATATGGCCTATTCAACATAGAACTCCTGTTGACGACATAATTATTAATATTAAAACCGATGTAGAGAAGAATGGGGAGAATGCACTTAAGTTGCAAAAGACTGACCCATTTCACATTCATGATCATAAAAGTGGTACGGATGGATATAGTATGATCTATAGACATATGATCCTAAACCCTCAATATCTCAGTGATCTACGTACTGTAAGTGCAGACGTAATCAAAAGAGCTGATGAGGCAGAGGGAGAAGCATATGGAAACTTCAATACTATTGACCACATATTTACAAGGCTGTATCACTTTATAAATAATGGAAAAGAAGATTATTTCTATTGTGCTATTCCAACTCAAGCAGACCGTGAGGATCTAGAGTTTATGCTTATGCCTAGACTTAGAGGCCATGGTAACACTAAACTAGACTATAAGACTAATTCTCTGGTATTTAGAGATATGATTCTTCAAGACCTATTGAGAATCAGACAAGCTCAAAGGACTATTGATGATCCAAATGCTACTAAAGCTATTGATTATCATACAGGTAAAATGCTTGGTATAGACGGGTCAGGTAAGTACATGCAATTAGATGGAATTAATAGTAAGACTGGTGAAAGGATTGTCCAGGACTATATGATTAAATCTAATGGGGTTCAGATGAAAATGTCTGACTATGTAGAAGATTACATTAAAGTTAAAAAAGCTGGTGAAACTCCTACTGGAGATTTAAAGCAGTTTGAGAATTTAATGTCACAGATGATTTCAAATCTTACTCTATTCTACGATCAAGCTGCAGAAGTAATGGCAAAAAAGATTATACAGTCTGGAAGATATGGGGATGTAGATCTTAAAGAAGCTAAAAGGTTTTCAAAGTTAAAGGAAGCTGATGAAGCAGAAGCTTTGGAAGGACTGAGTAAAGAAGATACTGCTGTGATGAAGAAAGTCCTTACAATAAAAGGTCTTCTAAAAGAGTTTATTATTCATGAGGATGTAGGGACTGCAGAAATTATAAAGCTTACTCGTGGTAACAGAGCTGCTTTTGCTTCTCTAGATGCCTTTACTAAACGTCAACGACTACTTGGAACTCCAGGTACATTGACTGCTATCAGAGGTACACTCGGAGTAAAACCAGCTGACGGAGTTGAAGAGTATGGTATGATCCCAGAATTCAATGAATCTACATTCCTTGACCCAAGGGGTAATATAACTAAAGCAATAGAAGAGTTTTCAAAATCGTATGTATCTCGTACTATGGGAAAACTTAAATCTATAATTAACCCTAAGACTGGAGACCCATATACAGATGATGACATAGCATTCATGCTAGGCTATAACCCTGGCACCTTTGAAGATACCGATGGTCTGGCTATTATCAGTATTGATATGTATCGATACATAGCTGAAGGATTAGGAGAGTGGGGAGAAAATGAGATAGAAGCATTCAGAGCATATAAGAAAAGAGGAAGTATTGGAGGTATTGTATATCAAGAAAACTTTGTCCCTAAAGGAATGAAAGCTGGAGATCCTGTAATCATTAAACCTCTTAAGCCTTACTATGAAGATGTTAAAAGTGTAGGTGGAGTACTTCTGACAGAGATTCAGAAGAATGCCTACTTCCCACTTGTAGAAGATTATACAAGAAGCTTCCCAATCATGGATGATGTAAGACAACGTATGGAGTTGTCTGGGGCTTATGCAGGAAGAAATGATCTGCAGCCTGTCCATGTATTTAATGCATTCAGTACTAAGAAGAGTTTAAAGACTGAGCCTTACAATCTGTCAAAGAATACTGAGATTGTTTATGAGAATGGACAAGAGGTAGAAAGGTACAGACCTGGTATGATGGAAGACGTTGTAATCATTAAACAAGACTCTTCTAAACTAAGATTCCCACAGATAATACCTGATCCTAAAGGTACAAGTGATGTAATCTTTAACAGACAGGCTAAGAAAAACTCTATTGCTAACGTAGATCCTGCTGGACTCTATTACTATAACTCAGGTCTAGAAGGTTCTGTAGAAGTTGTCGGAGATGTAATGACTCAAATCTACCACAATGCCATCGAAGAGAAGATTCGACGGGATATGGAAAGTGTAGATAAGGAGATTGGATTAGATAAATTCCGTAAAGCAATTGCTAATCTTGTAGAAGGGCATAAGGTTAAGGGTAAGGTTAATATCAGTCACCTTAAGAGCTCAGAAGATTTTATAAATGCTAAGCTAGAACTGCTTAAAAATATACGTACCATTCTTGAGAAGCAGGCTATCGAAAGAGATATGAGCCAGAACTATCTAGATGCTCTTGATATCACTATAGATCCTGATACTCTTATCCCAAGATTTGCAATTCCACTTGACTACCCTGTATTTGGTAAAAAGTTTCAATCAGCTTTGCTTAGCATATACAACAACAATGTATTTAAGCAAAGGCTATCTGGGACAGAGGCTGTGCAGACTGCAGCTCTTGGTGGGTTTGAGACTAATGAAACCCTTAAGTTCTTGGAGATTGAAGATGATCCAAACAATACAAAGTATGGAGTCAGATTGGCACATGCAGAGATAATGATAAGAGCTGATGTACTTAGAAAGTTTAACTTACCTGAAGGGGAGATCAATTTAGATAACATCCCAGAAGAGCTTAGAAGAATTATTGGTTATCGTATCCCCAACCAGGATAAGGCATCTATGGTTATTCTAAAGATTAAAGCTGTCCTACCTGATAATTATGCTAAAGCAATTGTAGTCCCACCACAGCTTGTTAAGCTTATGGGATCTGACTTTGACGTCGATAAAATGTTTTTGCTTTTCCCTGAGGTTAGCATGAAGGATGGGGTTATGGTTAAAGAATCTGCTAATTATGCAGAACTTGCCAGCAATCCTGAATTGGTTACAAAACTAAATGAGAAGCAGCTTAATAATATCTTCATTGATACAATGGAGGCTGTACTCAGTAGCCCTATTCACTTCTCTGAAACTCTTAGCCCTTTGGACACAGCTGCACTTGGTAATATCAAAGACAGTATCCTTGAAAAAATGCCTGACCTTGAAGATATCCCAATGTTTACAGGGGGTATGTACCATACCAACAGTGCTGTTAGAAACCTTCTTGGTAACAAGCTGAGAGGTAAGTGGTCTAATGCTCTTGCAGGAAGGAATGTAGCTCAACACTTAGACATAAATCTATTTGACTCATTTGCTGTTAAGATAGCAGGAGAGAAAATAAATACTAAGTTTCTTACTCAAGTAGATAACCCATTTGCAGCATACGATCACTTGGAATTTACAGATAAAATTATCTCTCGATATCTTAATGCTGCCGTGGATGCTTCTAAGAATCCATTCCACTACATCATCAATGATAATGAAGTTACTTTCCCTGTAGAAGTTCTATGGATTAATTTCTACGGTGATACAGAGTTAATGCACTTCTTCCTTAACCAGCCTATCATCAGAGATTTTGTAAACATAATGTCTGATAAGTACAACAATAACCTTGCAATGGTTAACAATGGGTATCGTCAAGCTGCTGCTCTACACGGTATAAACCCAGAGACTGAGATAGCAAATAATTATAAAAGAATTGAAAGGACTACTGCAATGTCTAGAGAGGATATAATGAATTTTACTCTACCCCCTGCAGTAGCTTTAAGAAACTTTATGAAGATGTACTCTGGAGGAAGACAGATTGTAGAAATGTTTAAGGTCATTACTCCTGATAGCATGGATGGTTTGAATAGAGTAGAAGCTATGCAGGCCTATATGGAGAGAATGGAAAAGTTTGCAAACCCTAAAGATGGATTTGTAGACAATGCCCCTATAGCTCTATACGGAAGAAATATGTCAGAGAGTATAATCGAACAAGTTCTTGATGAAGATTCTCCATATGGATTACAGAGAGGCTACTATAAAATGATATCTGAAACATTAGGGGTAGCATCAATACTGTTCCCAATGACATTATCATCTGAGTTCATAGGATTTAAGAATACTTTGAGAAAGATAGCAGCTCCACCTACTAATACATTTACAAGTGATCAGCACAGAGATATAAACTCTGCAATAATATTCACAATTCTTACAAGGCAGGACTCTCCACTCAAAGCATTTTTTGGTAAAGGGTATAGTGATGAGAACTATCGTACAAGTAAAAACAAGTCAACACTGCTTAAGCAGATGTCCATGATTTTAAAGAAATACCCTAAGCTTGCAGGTAATGAGTTCTTTGTAAAGATTACTGAAGATCCTGATAACAAGAATAGTAAGACTTTTAGAAGCTTGCAGTTTGATGCTCAGCAACAGTATACAGTAAATGAGAAGGATAGAATCATCAATGACCTTACTGATATGTTGTACAGACCTGAGAAGTTTTTACCAAGACTTAGAAAGGGGGCAACAGAAAAAGAAATAGCTGAACGTAAGAAAGGAGTTGAAGATATCAAGACTTTAGGTAATAAATTAGCAATGCATACACTTATTGCCAATGGATTTAAGCAAACTCCATTTAACTTTGCAGACTTGTTACCCCCAAGATTCCTTACCCAACCTATGGATAGAACCGCTGAAGATCTAGAACCTATAAGCATTTCTGATTATCTTCATGAGCAGGCAATGAAAATGGCTAATGGTAGGTACTTTGAGGGGGAGGATATGCTTAGATTCCTAAGAATATTTGGGGAGATGAGACCTGGTGGAAGTAACCTTTTACAACGTAAAAACTTTGATGAAGTAGGAAAGCCTGATAAAGAAATTGATATCAATTTAGAAGAATACTCATCTATTCCTTCAGCTCTTGTAGTTAGAACTAAAACAGACTCTGATGTTTATATTCTTGGTAGTATATCAAAAGATGGAAAAATAGGAAAGTATATGGTGTTAGGTAAAACTACTAACGAAAAAAAACACCTTGTTGGGGGAGCTACTCTTTACCCAAGAGTTGTAGGAAAAAGTAAGCCAATAGATTCTGTAATAGAGAAGTTAGATGTCTTCTTAGATAACACAATGGACGAAGAGAAAAAAGGGGACATCACCCAAATATGTATGCTTTAAAATAAATAACATGGGCTGTAAAGTTTACGAAACATATTTAAGTCAATATCCAGAGCCATCTCCAGCATATGAAAAAGTTTTCAGTGCAATTGAGAGCTTAGACTCATCTGTTCCTTTAGATAAGGCAAACAGAATTATCAAAGATGCTTTGGTAGATGGATTCCCACAACACTTTAAATACGATAATGACGGAAGCATTATATATAAAGGGCACCCAAATGGAAAAGGAACCATAGTTGAGAGAATAAACAATACAGTACTACTGCATTTTGGGAATTCACTTAAATCGATGTCTCAAAATTTTCTTATCCCTGATTCTATAAGACATACTAAATTAGGGGGGTATTCAGCAAAACTGTCTATTAATCCGTCTTATTATGAAGGAGCTATATCTGTTTCAAGGCAAGCTGTTATTCCTACTAAGGATGAGAATATTATACTCTCTCAGATTAAATCTCTTAGAGAAGGGAAGCAGCTGGCATTGTTTGAGCAAAAACCTATTGATAAATCTAAGGCTCTTAAGAGTGATGCTCCATTTGAAGACATTCCAAACCTTGAGGAACAGCTACAGCATCTTAAAGAAACATTTGCTGAGGTAGGTATGACTGTCGAGGTAGAGTTTAGCACCGATATAGACAGTAAGGGAGAGGTTAGCAGAGTAGATCAGAATACTGCTAAGGTAGTTCTTAACCCTCTGAAGATGACAGCTGATACTCACATACACGAGTTCAGTCATATACTTATAGACCTTCTTGGGGTAGACAACCCATTGGTTAAACAAGCAATGGAGATTGCAAAAAAGTCTGCATTGTTTGAAGAGGTTAAAGAAGTCTATGGATTTACAGATGAGGCTGCGGCAAAAGAAACTCTTATAACTATGTTGGGAAGAGAAGGGGCTAAAAGAGTTGCTAAGCCTAGTAACAAATTGCAGACAGCTGTTAACAAACTGATCAGAAGAATTAAAGAGATATTCGGGATATCAGACTCTGCAGTAGATCAGCTGGTTACCAAACTTCTTAGTCGTAGATTATCTAAAGAAGAACTTGTAGGGGAGCTTTCAAAGGAAACTCAGCAAAGTAGAGAACTCGATAAAAAGATGAGGGAGTTTAATGACTTCCTTGAAGTAACAAGTGAAACTTTACAACAACAGCTAGATAAACTTGAGTCTAATCCTTTCAAGAGTGATGAGGATGTTATAGAACTAAAGGCTCAGCTTGAGAAATTCAAAGAGTTACGTTATAAGTTTAAAGATGAACAATCTAAAAACAAATATACAACCCTCAATAGGATAGAAGCTTTTGCAGGATTTGTAAACTATGTAGGCCGTGTAACAGCTAAGAACCAAGAGATCGTAGATAAAATAAAAAGATTTGATGGCAAGTACGATAAATTAGAGGAAGCAGAAAAACATGCATTATCTAATCAGTTATTTAATCTTGGGAATAATATTAAAGATCTAACAGCTGGGACATTTGCTGAAGATAGTGTTATAGGGAGACTAAAGAACATTATTATAAGTAAGCAAGAAGAGCTTGCTAAAAGCAATAAGTCTAACTCTGCATTATCAGTAGTAGAAAAGAAGCTTTTAGAATCTATAAATAAACTAGAGCGTCAGCAAAAATTTTATATAGACGAAGCCATTCCCCTCCAAGTTGACCTTCTACTTGACTACATGACAGATGGAATAAACGAGGAGATTAAAGATCTTGTTCAGAACATGACCGACAATCAACGGACATTTAATCTAAGAAAAGATGATAGGTATAAGAGGTTAAAAAAGCAACTTGAAGATAAAAAATTAACCAAAGAAGAATTTAAAGCTGCTGTTGTTAAACTTAATACAGAGCAGATTAAAAATAAGATAGTTGGTAGAGAGACTTTGATCAGTGAGCTAAGAGATGCACAGACAGATAAGAGTGGATACTCAGTGTACATGGATCCTATAATGTACTCTTCTCAGATATCTATTCAGCTGTTTGGATCTATGGTTAAAAGCAAACTGTACCAAGCATCTGACGATGTAAGAGAAATTGTTGATGAGCTAGCTCCATCCTACGAAGCATTTGCTGCAGTTAAAGGAACTGGAATCAACCCAGTAGAGTTTAACTCTGACATACTTGAGACACATACTTACTACGTTCTTGATCCTGAGTCAGGAAGACGAAAGCCAATGGAGATCTTAACACTTGTACAGAAGTACGATGTGACTAAGTTTAACTCTGAGCTCTATGCTATGAAGAAGAGCCTTGCTGAAAAGCACGGTAAGCCAAAGAACGTAGACAGAGATGAGTATCTCAAATGGAAAAGGTCAGCAAAGGGAGCAGCATACTACAGAGATGTAGCTAGTTGGTATAAGACCAATACAAGATTAACAGAAGAAGGTAAGAAAGAGTTTGATAAGATAGGGAAGAAAATTGAAGAGGTAAAAGCTCTTGTACAAAAGCACTATATTTCAGGGAGAGAACCAGATGCAGATAAGCATGCTATTGCAGAAGCTAGACTTATAGAACTTAGGTCTCAAGCTAATGCTATGTATGACAAATTGAATGATCAGTTCAAGGGAACAGTTGTACGCCCTAATGATAAGTATCTTAACCCAAAGTATGAGGCAATACAGAATGGTAATCCAGCAACTAAAGCTTACTATGATAAGCTTATTGAGGTTTACACTAGAATGCAGAAATACCTAGGTCCTAATAATCAAATTAAAAATGATTGGGATACTATATCTTATGCAGTGCCGTCTGTAGAATCAGAAGGATTTGAAAGACTTCAGCAAGATAACTACAATGTATTCTCTTCTCTTAAGGACTACACAACTAGAGGGTTTACGTTTCTTGAGACTGATGATGCATATGGGGCATCTATAAATGCTAACAAAGAGCAGAGAAATAAAATCATACCTATCAACTTTACGACCCCAACAGATGCTAAGTATGTTAGCCACGATATCGGGAGCACGATAATAACATTTGCTGGAATGGCAAATATGTTTAAAAGAAAGTCAGAAATTGCTGGCTCTGTAATCGTGATGAGAGATATCATTGAACGTAGAGAAGTACTTGACGTAACAGCCAATAACATTCCATTTGCCAGCCATGCTGCTAATAAACTTGGGCTGTCTCGTCAAAGTAGAAGACTAGATGAGCAGTCTAATAACTTCAAACATCTTACAGAATTTATAGATAGAATATTCTTTGGTGAAGAAGAGCTTAAGCAAGAGTTAAACATATTTGGAAAAACAATTAGTGTAAATAAACTATCTAACAAGATAGTAAGTTTCACAGCTATGAATGCTTTGGCACTGAATGCTCTTCAAGCAGCCAACCAATACTTTATCGATAATGAAAAAATTATAGAAGAGGCAATCTCAGGAAGATTTGTAAATAAGTCAAACTTATTCTGGGCAAAGAGTACATATACAAAAGCACTTTTTAGTGGAGAGTCTGTAACTGATGCTGGTAAATTTAAAAAGACTTCGAAGCTTGCCAGATTTATAGATGACTTTGATCTCCTTCAAGATAGCCTAGAAGACTTTAGAGATAAGAGAACTGGAAATAGAATTGTTAAAGCTATAGATAAGAGCTCTTTGTTCTTCTTGCAAAGTGCAGCAGAACACGAAACTGCTGTAACTAGAGGACTAGCACTAGCCGACTCGTACAGAGGTAAACTTAAAGATAAAGCAGGCAATGTTATTTTAAATGAAGAGGGCAAGCCTGCTAATCTATACGAAGTTTATATTCAAGATGAAAAAGGTAAATGGAGAATAGACCCTAAAGTTGCAAACTTTAAGAAGATAAACTACATCAACCTTGTATCGGGGATGTACAAAAGAACTAACCAGATCAAGACTAAGTTTGATGACCCAATGGCAAACAGAAGATGGTATGGTAAGATGGCTTTGCTGTTCAGACGATACTTCCAACCTGGTCTTAGAAAGAGATTTGGATACGGAGATCAGCTACACTTAGATCTTGAGACCGATACAATCTCTGAAGGTATGTATATAAGCTTTGGCAGATATATAAACGAAGTAGTACAAGGAGGATTTAAATTCGGGTCTGTGTTCAAGGCTATGACTCCGATGGAGAAAGCTAATGTAAAACAAACTGCAACAGAACTTAGTATGTGGCTTGCAACTATGGCAATTGGAAGTTTACTTGTCAGCTCTCTCAAAGATGACGATGATGATGAATATGTAACTCCATTCCTTGCTTATCAAGCTTTGAGAATGAATGCAGAATTAGGGCAGTTTATCCCAGTAATTGGAATACCTGATATGTATAGATTCATCATGTCTCCAAGTGCAACTCTACGTCCAATTGTAGATGCTGCTAAATTGTTAAAGCAACTTGTGGTAAGAGAACTGCCTTACAGGACAGGAGAATTATTCGGGTACGAATTAGATGGGATAGAAAAAGATATTTATTATCAAAGAAAGTCTGGTGTTCATGTTAGAGGAGATTCTAAAACTGCAGCTATGACTGAAAAACTTATACCAATCTTAAGAGGTATCGAACAGTCACAGACTCCAGAGGAAGCACTGAAATTCTTTACAGGAGCTCCAATGTAATGGGCTATAAAAAGGGGCTTTCGCCCCTTTCCTATTGCTCTTTTATTTTGAGCTTATCATTCTCCTCCATCAGCTTCTTAAGGTACAGAACTAAATCAAGAGCTTCTTCATAGGCATGTTGCAGCCACTCTTGTTTAGATAGGTCCTTCCTATCCATAGTTGTACCGTATGTTGCTAATCCTCTTTCTTCACGGATCTTCAGATCCATGATTACTGATGCTAATAAGTTACTTGGTTGATTCATGCTTATTTCCGTAGTTTTCAGAATAATAATCTTCTGTATCTTCTATGCCTTCATACCCACAATGAAATCCATCAGAGAAGGCTTCATTAATCTGCTCCTTCTCCATTGCTTTGGCTTTTTGAAAGACTTCAACTACATCTACAAAAGGTAGTTTTTTTAATTCGAGTTCTAACCACTCCACTGCTGTTTGCTTTGACATTACGGTTCTTGTATTTGTCCCCCATCCCATGTATCTTGAGGCAGTTGATGCTCAGGTTCATATGAGCCTACCCAATCAATAGGATAAGAAAGGTTATCATTAGCTTTCATAAAACAATTACTCCCAACAAATCCAGCTTTCATACTTCCGTATACCTCAGCTGCAGGATGTGGGGCAGTAATTACAACATGGGATTTACCATAGTACATATTCGTAGATTTAACTAAAGAATCGAATCTGTTCTGTGCATATTTACCCCATAAGAGAAATACAACATTGTCTTTTTCTTGGATCATCTTACCTACCATCTTATCTACAAAGCCTCTCCACAGACTTTCATGAGAGTTAGGATGACCCTTTACCACAGTTAATGTTGTATTGAGAAGTAGTACACCTTGTTTGGCCCAGCTCTCTAAGCTGAAATCAAAGTTAGGTAGTTCTTCTTCTCCGTGTTCCAAACATAGCTCTTTATAAATAACTCTAAGACTTGGGTTAATCTTAAACCCTTCTCTAACCCCGAAGGCTAGACCTGTTGCAGCTCCATTGTGATACGGATCTTGGCCAATGATGACTGCTTTTAAATCTTTGAGTTGTGTCAGCTCAAAAGCTCGAAGAACCTCTGGACTGCTTGGGTAAACAGTCCTAGAGGCTCTTTCTGCTTTTAAAGTTGACTTGAGCACTTCGTATTCAAGACCGAGCTCTTCAGTAACCTGCATGTATACTGGAGCCCAATCCCCTAATTGTTCAAGTACTTTTGACATTAGACTTTCTTTCTACAATTGATTTTGGTGTGTAATAATACTGTGGATCAAATCTTTCTTGGACCATATCAAGTGCTGAGTGCAGCTCATTCTCTGCAGGGATAGTACAGTCTAGCTTCTCCTCAAGCTCAGCTTTTAGAATCTGAGACTTGAATAGAACTCTAGCAGTCTGACCATCCATATTAAACCCGTGGTAATCTAGAATCTTTAACTTCAAGAAGTCATCAATCTTAGAATACTCACTATTCATCAAGTGTTCATAGGCACTTTGTGATGTCTCTGGAACTTCAAACACAAATAGTACATGACTCGAGTCAGTATCAATCTTGTACTTAAATGTTCTGAATGCACATAGTGCAGCTTCGAACTTCAAGAACAAAACATCCCCTGAGAATCTGTACAGCATTGCAATGATGTTCTTCTCATCTGGTGTTTCTACAAAAGCATTAATGAAATACTTATCCCACAAGAATAACTCTCTGTTACCTCCTAATAAAGGAGCAGCAAAGATTGAGGACAAGTTTGTCTTAGCAATAGATAAGTCATAGCCTTGTGCAGGATTCTTTGGATCTCCTCCTGCAGTCAGTTTCTGAATTACATTAATCTTGTAAGGAGTTTTTACCTTGGGTCTAATAACCTGTCCGATATAGTAATCCAACTCTGTTCCCTCTAGCTTAATGATCTCATCAGAGTCATTATAGATTGGCTTGAATTGTTTTATATCACCAGACAGTCTTACTGTTCTAGCATTGACAATGGTTAGAAAGGATTTACCAGGTTTCCCAGGAGGGAGATTCAGGGGCTGATTCTGTTGGCTCATTCTCTTCAGGTTTAGAGTTAATACATATTAAAGACTGTAATTCAGGTAGTTCCAGTTTAACTTCTCGTAGTATGTCGTCCTTAGTCTTAAGGAGATACACCAGTCGAAAGTTAATGAAGAACTGTTCCAAGCCTTCAACTACACCGAACTTTTCTACATATTTTCTCAACACAAACCCTTCGATTTCTTTCTCACGATCCTTCAGCCAATTCTCTGCCGTCTTGATTCCTACACCTGGGATGCCTTGGATGTTATCCGTGCTATCCCCCATTAAGACTTGTTTCCATAAAAATTTCTCGGCATCTGTTTCACTAGTTGTCACAAACTCTACTTTCTGATAATTAAAATGCTTGCCTATGCACTGATGCAGTACATCCTTATCGGGAGAACAGATTACAACTTTCCAATCATTGTTGTTTACTCCATAGTAAGCAACGAGATCATCAGCTTCTAATCCTTCGAACTCTTTGAATGTATACCTCTGCTTCAAGTACTCTCTGAGTGCATAGAAGATAATTGGTTTGGGACGATGCTTACGGTTAGCTTTATATGTTGGGGAGACTTGATATCTATATCCACTCTTCCCTGTTAGAAAACCAACGTAAGCATTAGCATTACAATTAGTCAGGATAGTCTCTACTCTGGAGTCCAGTCCTTTCAGACCTTCCTCCAGAGTAGGCTTATCCATCTCGTAATATAATAAGCTATCCCCGTCAATTAGACAAATCGTACTCTCTTGTCCTTCTGTGTCTATACGGTCGATCATAGCTTATAATGAATTTAGTTCATCCTGTTCTGCTTGAAGTTTCTTTACCTGCTCCATAGATAGAGCAACAGCTTCTTCTCTCATCTTATCCCACTCAGCATCTGTCATAGCTGCATAAGTAGAAGAGTGATAGATAGCACCATTAACACCTACAAGAGATGAATGAACGAAATACTGTAAACATCGAATAGCACCAGTCTCATCATCAGGAATAGCACCGATGTGCATTGGGTCAACAAACACGTTGTGAATCTCACCGCAGTATCCAGAGATATACTTCAACCCTCCGATGTGCAAACCTGGAACACAAGATAGATGATCATTAGTGTTTACTTTATCCCAAGAATCGAGACGATGTACACAACCTACCTTGATGAAGTGGCCTGGAGCTCCATAACCATTTCCTCCTTCACAATAGAATGCATCTCCACCACTCCCCATAACTGCTGGCTCGAACAATCTCTCCTCAACTAGATCTGGCAATCCTTCTGATACAATCTCACCAGTATCTACATTAAAAGTTCTCTTGTAACGATCTTCAACTTGCCCAGTCTCAGGGTTGTACTTATGTAGAATCTCTCTGGATACTTTGTAACCATTCAAGAGACCCTCTTTAGTAATCTTCATCTGATACATAGTAGCAGCATCGATAGCCTTCTCATCAGAGAAGCCCATCTCCTCTGTATACTTCTTAAATAGTACAGGGTGTACATACTTAAGATTTACAAAGTTGAAGAATCTCTCAGAGAATTCCTTACCTCTTCCATCCTTCATCTTCTTTCTGAGGATAGGGTTACGAAGCCATCTAGTCCACATCTTAACTAGTGGGGTAAAATCAATCCCTCTGTCAATGGACTCATAGATTCTTTCTACCAAAGCCTCAGGCATTGGAATAGTAGACACAGTTCCTCCATGTTCTAGAAAGAACTCCCCAGTAGCTTTGTTTACGAAGATAAAGTCACACTTATCCATGATAAGAGTGGCATAATCCTCCTGGGTGTTCAGTCCGAACTCATCAAGAAACTTTTGATACTCCTCAAATGTGGTAGCATCATTAGCAAGTTCAGAAAGTTTACTCAGTTTCTCATACAGTTCAGGGCTATACTGAACAGAGAACGGAGTGTCTCCATAGGATCCGCAGATCCTGTCGTCAATTACATTGATATAAATCATGTTTAATTATTTACTATAAAGATACGAAATTAATTGAGCTCAGGGATAGGAATTTCCAATACCTGTAAGGTTTTCAGATAGATTTTTATCTGCTCGTGTGTATGAGGTTTGCCATAGAAACTTAAATGTGGAAGAAGATCTCTGGTGTCCTTAGTGAACTCATCAGCAAATCTCATAACCTCCATAAATTTATGATCCAAGACTTTTACTCCTGGGATATCAGACAACACAAAGAACTTAGCAGATAACTCAGCCCTCATATCATCAGATATGTCAGCTGCAGAAAACAATTCAAAAGCAGTAAGATTAGTAAGGTCACTCTTTAGATCTACAAGCAAATCTTCAGGATTAGTCTTTGTAAATACAATAGAGTCAAACTTCTTATAGATGTCTAGAAGATAAGAATGAATCTTATTATACCTCTCATCTATAAAGTCAAGTTGAAAGCACTCATCGAATGAAGTAAAGCTCTGCCAGATTGGGAACTGATCAGCCCAGTAATAATTAGCAAGCATATTAACAGCTGGGTGACAAGTATAATTACCCTCAGCATCTACAGTTCTAAAGAACTCATCGATGTGTTTGTAATTATCCAGATCTCTTACATGTTTAGTATTAGCTTCACTAAGTTTTAGAATCTGAGTATGCTCCTTAAGACTATCAAATGGAACCTTTAGAGTAGGGATATTCCTTAAGAATCTACTAGGTAAGACATCAAAGTAATATACAGTGTCATTATACTCACCATAAGGTAACCACGAATTATGATTGTATATCTTAGTGAAAGCAGGATTAAACTTACTAAGAATAGCAGCAGCCATCTTCAACTTCTCAGCATCTTCGTCAGTACCATAGTAAGTCGGAATTTGACTCTTGATTACTGTGTTGAGAGTTGGCTCTACCTTATCCCATATGAAATCCTTGTAAGAATTACCAGCATTTCTACTGTTATCAGGACGAAGAGTATAACCTACAATCTGAGAGTTAAGCTTACGTCTTTCCTCTGGAGTTAGATCTCCAGTACTAACAATTGAAGCACTAGCTTCAGCCCCATCAAATTGAGCTTTGATATCATCAGGAAGAACAATGTCATCATAACTCTCATAAAGTTCTGATGCTTTGATCAACGGCTCTATCAAATCTTGATTAGACTTCTTCCTAGTATACTCTGCTTGGTAATGAGCTATATCTGTATCAGGTATACCAGGACTATCCATATGATCCTGTAAGTAACTAAGACTAGTCCTCTTAATAGTTACAAATGGACCATAATTCTGATATAAGTAGAAGTCCTTGTACTTATTAGCATTACCTGTACGATAGAATACTTTCCTATCCCCGATCTGTTCCCAGTGGTCTATCTTATCTGAGGTATACTCAAACTCCGTAACTAATCCAGTAGACTTACTAGTTCTATTAATCTTCTTATTATGAATTTTTAAGCTAAAACCATTAAGAGTTGATGGAATGCTAGTAAATTTAATAGTCGGATTAGGAGAATACTTAGGCTTGATCGACTTAGTATCAATGATGTTTGATAATATTGCAAGGGTTCTTTCACTTGGATCATCTGAATATTTACTTCCTGTCTTACCACCAATGATTTGTCTGCAAGTATCTAACCATTTAAGGAAGTCTGTCTCTAATAACTCTTTCTCCACGAGTTCGGTTACCTCATCTGCAGCTGCATCGATAAGCTTCTGAATAAAAGCCTTAGTCGAATCACTCCAGATAACCTTCTCTCGTGATGGAGTTACCTCGACACCATCCTGAATGATTACTTCTTGCCCTTCCTCATCAATGTAGGACTGTTTAATTGGACACTTCAAGCCTACAGGACCATACAGATCCTGCATCTCTAACTCTCTAAAGTCTACATAGCCATAGTTAATCCCAGTCTCAGCTCCCTCTTCCTTTACAATAACGATATGAGGTTTTCTCAAATAGTTATTAGTAGAGACAATTAGGTTCTTAGAGTTATAGATGATCTCACTCTTAATCTTCTGTTCCATCTTGTGACCATTCATTTCTACATAGAAACGAACATTGTCAAGATAGTTGAGCTGCTCTTCTATAGCCTCATTGAATCTAGCTGAGTTGTGGGACTTAACACCAAAGCTTACCTCAGTCCAGTTAAGATCAGTAGTATCCTCATAATATACTGTAGATCCATCAGACAAAGTAATTGATGGGTTAATCTGGCCTGTCGTAAGATTGAACTTCGGGATGATGAAGTCAGTCTTATAGTTAAAACAATTAGCCTTGAATCTTTTACCATTGTACACCGTCTCAATAGTATAGAAGTCTACACCAGTTGACAGTGCTACCTTAGCACCCAAGCCAAAAGCACCGAAGTTCTGACTTGTGTTACGTTTAGTAGAATAGCCTAGCTCAAGGATACCTTCTAATCTTTTAGCCCCGATACCTACACCATAGTCTTTGATAGATAGCTTATCACAATAGCCAATGCCATCATTGTGCTGATAAGTTATCTCGATATGATTACGTACAATATCAAGGTTAGAGATAGAATAGTAGCTAGGGTCAAAGTTAGAATCAGAATACTGCTCCCCATCTCTGGTTATGTAGTAGTCTGATGCTTGTTTAACCCCAGTAAGAATCTCAATAGCAATCTCCTTCTCTCGTTGAGCATCGCAGGCATTTGTTACCAGCTCTCTGACGGTTGAAGGGATAGGGGTGGAATACTGAGTAGCCTGTAGGATATCAAAGACGAGCTTCTCAGCTCCCTTGTTAATCCTCTTAGCCACACCCTTATCCATCCCAATGTAGTTGTCTTCAATAGTTTTTATACTCATTAGGATAAAATAAAAAAGGCCCAGATTTCTCCAGACCTTTAGTTAGTTAAATAGTTGATTATAAAGCTAGTATCTTTTCGATTGACTCCAAGACCTGCTTCTGATTTTTAGGGAGATACAAGGGGACTGGTGTTCCTTCTCGTATTAGAGTCTGCTTGAATAGTTTCCATGTATTGGGGAATCTATCGTTGGCAAATCCTTTACACTCAATGACCCACTTAATCTTCCCCTTTGCATCATACCCAATAAAGTCTGGGGTATATGTGATATCTCGAACCTTTCCATGGCCCTTATCCTCATAGTCCCCACTAGGCTTAGTCTCCCAAGAACACTCAGGATACTCAAACCCTTGCATAATGACGAACTTCTTTTGTTCGTACTCGAATCTTAACTCAAACTCTAATAGCTTACGATACGTAAACACCTCCAACATTGACTTAAACTGTATGCCGTCTACTACCTTTTGAGTAGCCTTTATTTTTCCGCGGCTTCCTTTCTTGGGACCAGCTTTTCGAACAGTATTGGATCTAGTTCTTGTATTTCGTTTAGCCATTTTCGTTCTAGTTGTTTTGCAATTCTGATGTCTTGTACATCAAAAGTAGTGTAAGTACCTAGGTTACTGAACAGATTTGCACAATTTTTTAGTATAGTGTCAATCTTCTCCCTAGTCTCTGGGTCTGTATAGTATTTAGAATCAGTCATTTACGGTAGTTGAATGTTAATTATTCTTTTTGCACAATCTTTTCCATGATCTCTAACAAGATCTGATATATCCTTAGATTTATAATGAGCTGGGATGATGACGTTGATTAACTGATACGAATTGCAAATCTTATTAGCCATAGTCTGGCCTGGATTTGTATCAGAATTGAAGTCATTATCATACAGCACAACCACTAAGTCAAATCTCGTCTTGAGATGATCAATAAACTTCTGACTAGGCATCTGCATCTCACTCTGCATTGCTACTCCCTCGAATCCCAGAGCATTCAAGGTCATAACATCCTTTAGTGATGAAGCAAGAAAGACAATGTCTCCACTGTCTTTCAATTGGCCATAGCCTTGGATATCATTTTTAGTAGTATTACTGAACCACTTACCCTCTGTTTCCAACGGTCTGTAGATCTTATATCTCCCGTTGATATTATATGCATAAGCCAGAGTGTGGCAGCTATACCGAACCTCATTGATCCAAAAGTAATCGATCGGCTCTACAGCAAATTTAGTCAATAACTCTAAGTCTATCCCAAACTTACCCCAGAATTTAACATCTTCTTCAGTCCACCTTCTACTACGTTTAGTAAGCACCGTGGGCTTTCTTTCCTCAATAACTTGATCCCCATAGGTAATAGCCATCTCAGCCTTAGTCACAGTCCCCATGTGGAGTCCTAGCCCAAAGTCAGCATCTATTACCTTAAGTGCTTCTATAAATGTCAGATTATACTTACGTTGCACGTAACTAAAACAATCATGGCTCTCCCCATTACCGAAGTCCTTATACAATAGCTTACCATTGTACTGGATTATCGAGCAAGTTGGGGATCTATCTTGTCTGAGTTCACTACAAAACTTGTCACCGTTCTTCTTAAAGTTGTGACAATAGAACTTAAAGATGTCGTACTCTGAAATCTTACAGAGAACAGAGTCCTTATCCAAGTAAGCATCGCTGTTCCTTATCTGAATCATAGTTACAAAAATAAAGAAGGGGGCTCGTTAGCCCCCTATCTTCTCTCTTAATCAAAACAATAACAATATACACAATAAACAAACACAAACACATTATACATCCCAAGCATCAGCTGATTCAGCTGCTGCAGTTACAGGGTCAGCCACAATCATAGTTGGGGAATAAACCTGTAGTTTGAGATCCTTGTTATACTCAGCATTGAAGGAACCATAGTCCTCATTCAAGGCCTTGATAAACATGTCATCTCTCATTGGCTTGAGACGACCGAAGTGACGGTTATAGACAGCTTGATACTTGCCATCTTTAACACCTACAAGGACACGTAATTTGTTAGCACTGAGTACCTTAACATACTCTTGCAACTCTCTTACATCTCCCTGAGCAATAGCATCGATAGTATCAAATGATACCTCTCCACCATTAGCCACGTTAGCCCAAGCTTTAGCAAAGTTAATCAAAGTATCCTCACCAACATAAGCTTTTCTGGTTTTATCTTTATTCTTCCACCAGTCATAGGCAGGAACGTCTGCACTCCATGTAGTCTGACCAATGTTGTTAGCCCACATGAACTTGCTTCCATCCTTAGATGCACGATGCTTAGACTGCATGAGGATCTCAAATCTTGTAGTAAAAGATAGACCAGGAACGTCAGACTTAAGCCAGAATACTAGCTTATTATAGTCCTCTTCGTTAAGAGTCACCTTATACTCTGGTTCGTTTCTGAGATTAATACCTAGATCTGAGAGCTCATCTAAGCTAGGATTAACTGCAACTACTGATACTGGGGCAATACCTGTATATAGGGTTATACCACCACCTGCTACAACTTCTTCTGAATTATTCGATTGAATAGCCATTTTTAATAATTTTTAACGGTAAAACATTTTATAAACTATGTCCCTTTCCCTTCACATCTCTGCTTCTGCATCAACAATCAAATCAAGCAGGTCGAGTTGGTTAGGATTTGTAACCACCTCCAACTGGTTACCTTCTGTAACTGGTTGAATGGTTGGGATTGTTACTGGATTTTCTACTGTGTCATCTACAATAGAGATACGTGTAATCTTACGACGAGCACGTAGACCTTTGAGCTTTGGGTGCTTGAATACCTCTGCAACTTCTGCTGCTGATAAGTTATACTTCTTAGCAATAGCGGCTCTGTCTAGGCCGTTATTCAAATCTCCAAGAACTGATGATACAGTAATTACTGTGGTTGGTTGTGTTGCAACATCTTGTGCAACGGTAGCTTCAATTGCCATTTGATTTAATGTGTTTAGTCAATATAAATTTTAGTCCAATCAAGTTCCATGACTTGACCCTTTAAATGTTCACAAC